TTCTTGTTGTGAACTACCAACATAATAATTTTGTTTTGGAACCTCTGTAAATAAATCAGTTAAGAAATTTTTATTATAGTCAGGAACATATCTGTTTAATGATAACCCCTTAAATAGTCTTGACCTCTGACCACCACCTGTATTGTCCAAGAATGTTTGCATTCCTGTTTTTTCGGTAGGTAATTTAAGAACCCCTCTTTTATCAAATAAACCTGTTACTGCATTTGCTGCCTGATTTAAAAATAATTGTCGAGGTTCATCACTAAAATAATCGCCAGGAATCCATGAGTAGGGTGAATAAACACCCGTTATCCTACTTATAAAATCTAAACCTTTACCTATAATATTTTTTGGAACGGATATCTTCCAATCTCTTTCAATTATAGAATTATTACCGGTAACAATACCTAATAAATCAAAAGGGTCCGATAAGGCATCAATAGCGTTAACCCTACCCAAAGTTTGTTGGTATGTTTCTTGAGCAACCCTATATTGAAATTCAGATTTTAATGATTCCGCAGCAATTCTTGCCAAATCAGAATCTTGAGAAAGAGAACCGTTATCTCCTTGTGGGTCTCCACTTGTTAAAATACTAAACGAATTATAAGTAGAAGCAATAAAATCACCATAAGGTCCTTTTCCAACACTCGATACTATACTCGTATTGAATACATCATCAACACTTATGGGTTCATTAAACCCACCATCGGGTCCATAAGTGTTTTTAGTATATGCGTTTTTAGACTCTTCTTGACCGATAACCTCAACCTCAGTAGAATCACTAACCGATTGGTCATTAACGTAAAACCCAGTCTCGCCAGGTGAACTTGTCGGCACAAAACCATCACTATTGTATGGTTGTAAATTTCTAACCAACAATTTTTTTCTGAAGTTCTCAGTAGAGTTAAATGATAATGGACTTGGCATCTATATATTCTTTTTACATAAATAGATGATAATATAATTTTATATTAAGCACACTCGTTGTTAATTGTATTAATTAAGGCGAAAACAACAATTATCCCAGATAGAATCGCTAGGATTTTACGTTACTCTAAACCCATATCGACTATCCCAAGTATTAATATTATTTAATTGTGATTCAATAATACTCATCGCTTGTGGGTTTCTAACCAATAACTCTGCTATTGTTTCTTTACTAATATTAGAATTAGTTGGTAGGTCAGCTATCGTCAATTTAACTTCACCATTTATCTGAAATTGTGGTGTTTGATTATTTTGAGTTGACTGATTAGATTGGTTAAAATTATTAGCATTTGCAATATTATTAACCGCATTGTTATTAATAGAATCCATAACCATTGGTAATAAACTTTGATTCGCAGTCTGATTACCATTTGTTATATTGGCGTTTTGTATATTTAGATTTGCACTTTGAACTGATTGGACAGTTAAACTTTCCGAAACAACTTCTCTTTGAGGTGTTGTTAAACCTTGCGAAACTACTTCTCTTTGAGGTGTTGTTAAACCTTGCGAAACTACTTCTCTTTGAGGTGTGGTTTCTATATTAACTGTGTCAGGCCATAAACTTACATCAGTCACACCACTAAAGGCTGATTTGATATCTATATTTTTCAATTTATCCATTATATCCTTTAATTCAAGGCCGTCAGTTAATCTTTTTAATGCAGGTATTAATTTGTTATCAATTTCTTCACTAGCCCTATTAAGTGTTGAAATAGTCCCATTAACTATACTATCAGCTTGTTCATTAGTGAGTTTTAACTGAGTAAAAACTTGACTCGATGCAGTTGCAACACTTTCAGGTATATTAATTTCAGCTTCTTTTTCTAAAAATTTGTTAGCTAATAAACTATTGGCTTTACTTATGTTTTCACCAATTTTATTAAAGTCACCTGATTGAACTAAATTTAACGTAGTTAATTTTGTTATAGTATCTTGAGCGTATTTAATCTCCTCTAAATAACCCATAGATTTTTTAGCTACTTCCAACTCACCCAGTTTATCCACTTTCTGCATCTTTGCTAACTCCTTATAGTCTGTTTCAGTTAATTCATTAAACCCTTCACTAATTTTTCTAAGACTACCATCAGGCATTGTTATTTCTAAATTACCGTTAGCCCCTATCTTACCTAAACTTGCAATTAATTCTTTTTTATCTTCATCAACAGACGTAAAACCATCTAAAATTTTAAGTTTTTGTGTTCTCTGAGCCGCATTCATAGCCATTTGACTAAAATCTTCATACGAACGACCTGCCAATTTTGCAGCTTCCCTCATTCGATACATTTGAGTAACAGGTATATCAAATTCTCCTGTTTCCTTATTAAAGGATACAGATGCTGCGGACATTTTAACTAATTCGTCTTGTAAACCCGCCATATCGGTTTGAGCCATATGTAATAATTTAAACGGGTCACCTAGTGCTCCAATTTCACCACCTAACATTTGAAATCCTGCCGCAGTTTCAATAGCTTTACTTGGGTCTAACATATCTTCAGCAAACCCTTTAGTCGCAGCCATATCAATTCTTAACGCTTGTGCCTGTGCAACCATTTTAGATAAACCTTCAACACCACCTTTAAAGTTATACCCAACCATTAAACTTAAGTTTTTATTAACTTGGTCCATAAATTGTGAAACATTAAGACCATATGACTTAGCTTCTTCAGTCATATTTTGCATCATTATTAAGGTTTCATCGGTAGTATACCCTAAAGTATCAAATGAAGTGGCCATTTCAGCCAATTGTTGAGATGTTAAATTAGCACTAAAACCTAAAGCTTGAAATCTTGTAATTTGTTGTTCAGTAAAGTATGTGTTTCTTTGCATTGCAGTATTCAATGCACCAAATAATTCAATGTTTTTAGAAGCATCTATACCAAGAAGACCTGTTGATTTTGTTGCTTGTGCAATAACCTCTTGAACTTGATTACTAACAACTCTACTTTGACCTAAAGTTTGTCTTACTTGATTTGCGGTTTGTGAGTTGATTGCCGCCGCCTGATTAATAACCGATTGAACATCAGTTATACTACTCTTCATCTGTTTAGTAAATTCTTTTAATGAAATTTGAGCAAGAGTAATATTTTCAGCAATCTTCTGAGTATCGTTCTTTAAACCTCCGTCACTTTGAAAAAACATATTCTTCTTTTACAATAAATATCAATTAACGAGATTTATTTTTTTGTTTCTCGTATTCTTCCTCCCTTTTAATAAATTCTTCAGATAATTTATTTATAAAATATTTTCTTTCAAAGGTAGGCATAGACATCATATCCGAATAAGACATATTAACATGCTTACTCAAATAGTAGAACTCATCGAGCATAACTCTCTTGTAATCAGAAGAAAGGACGAAAAAACTCTGCCCCAAAAGTGATACGTACATTCACTTTTTCTCCTGACGGGGCTATAACAGTTCTATTAAGGTCTAATCTTGGTTCACAATCTGTCATTGTGTTTCTAATAAACTTAGAATCCATAATAGGTAACGTGTTCACAAATGTTGCAATATTCTCTCTGTTAGTATCTCCGTCAACGGCAACGATATGTTTTTCTAATCTACGTGTTACAATAGGAACTGTAACACCTTCAGGATACTCATCTTGTAGTTTACTTAACTCATTAGTATCACCAATAGTTAAAAGTCTACAAACTATATTTTTTCCTGTTTTAGGTAGGTTTAATTCAAAAAGACCTTCATTATTAGGTTGTATTTTAGGTTGTAAAATATCTAACTCATCTAACATAACATTCGTGTCAAAGTCTTTTTTTGTTTTTGGGTCTTTTAATCTAAAGTTATATTCAGAACCAAAAGCAGTATTTCTTAAAAAGATAAGAATGGCTTCAGCATCACCATCTAACATTTCATTAACATTAAAATCAGGTTCGTAAATTTTACTCTTAAGTAATGTTGTAACTAAATTTTGATTGTTACCTGCGGATAATAAAACATTCTCATCCTGAGCAGTTAGATAACCAACCTTTAAGGATTTCTTTTTATTTTGATAAAAAACTCCTCTTGAAGGTAGTGGAACCACATCATGTGGTAAGTTCATATTTATTTGTCCGTATTGTTGTGCTTGGTCCATAACTATTTTAAATAAAAAAAACCATAGAAGTGCAATGACCTCTATGGTTTAAATATATAGGTGATTGATTTTTAATCAATACTTTTTTATATTAATAAACCAAAATACATCTATCAGGACGTAGCGTTGCGGAAATTGTTGCAATCGCATCGTCACTATAACCTAAACTGTCAAAGTTAACATCAGTTAAGAATGTTCCTTGAAGAATCCATTTCTCCACTGCAACCCCTGTTGGGTCTAACATTTCTAAGTCAATGTCTTTTTTATATCCCGCAGCATAACCCATACGTCCTGTTACAGACTCTGAGTGTAAACGAACCCACTCCATCAATGCTTGTGATGCTGAAGGACCGATTGGGTCACGGAAAGTTACGTTTATGGTATTCCAAGTGAATCTACCAGCCACATATGTAGATGTGTTTAGGAAAGGAATTTCTGTTGCCCCGATTTGGATGTTTGGTCTTGATGTAGACTCAACATACCAAGAGTTAATCCCCAATGAAGAAGGAAATGATAGGATAAACCTATTTTTTCTTTTAGGTTCATAAGGAACGGGCATTTTCATTAATAAATCAGCCATAGTATTTTGGTTTTTCTGTTCTTACGTTTATTTTATTATAAATATCAACTACAAAAGTTTTTCTATTTACTTTTTATTTTTTTTCAGTAAGTTCCACTAGAAGATAATAAAAAATAGAAAATAATTAAATTTCTTTTTTATCTCCTCCTTTAGTTAAATAAGTTCTTACTGGTTTATCTTCATACTCTTTATCTAAAAATGCTTTGATTTTTTCAACATTTCCTGGGTCATCATCAGAAAACCCAATCATCGGTACGAAATTATTTTTTACATCATTTTTAAGGAACGCTCTTTTTCCAAGTCTCTCACTCATTTCTTTTACATAAGCAATAAATTCTCTTAAAGCTTTAATTTTTCCTTCTTCAGGGTTTGATGCTGACCCCTCTCCATATGTTACAGGATAATATTTACAAAGGTCCAAATACTCATTAATCATAATTTGACCATCCTTTGTTTCATCACCCGACATATTTCTATATTTTTTAAGATTATCGATAAGAATATCTTTACTGATGCCATTATGGTCGGTAACAATAAAATTATAGATAGATTCACGAAGAACTGACGGTGTGTGTCCTCTTGCTGTGATAATTGCAAATATTGAACCCCCGTTAATACATTCTACAAAATCGTCCCAAGAAGGACCAATAGATGCAACCATAGAGTCTATGATGAAAGCATTATCCCCACTTACACCGAAGTTTCTATAAGGGTCATTTGCATAACCAACAATCATTTCACCCTTATATTCAAAAGGTTCTTTACCAATCAACCCTCGGTAGTCTGCAAAATCCTCAGTAGACATACCAAGTTCTTCATCATTTTCAGTCAAAAGAATAATTTGTGTCGGCATCGTTACGATATTATCGTCCCAATCAAAAGCATAATACTTTAAATCAGGGTTACCTTCAATATCAAAACCTTCCTTAAGTTGTTTCTCTTCGTAAAATTCTCTAATGATTCTTTTAATCGACATTATTTTTTAGTTTTAATTTTTTCAATTAATCTTTCAAGTTGAGATTCAGAAATCACAATATTTTGTGGTTTTTCTGAAAAAGACTTTTTTCCGTCAGATTTCATCTCTAACGCTTCGTTAAGTGTTTTTTTTGTGAATTCCATTTTTGTATTTTTATTTAAACGTTTAATAAAGGCTAATGGGGACCACATGTAGTCCCCATATTATAAATATATCGAGTGATTAAATATCCTCAAATGATGCACCTGTCGGAGTAATTAAGAATTCAATATCGATGAATTCAAGTGCTCTCGTTGGTTTTAGATAAATTTTACCTGTTAAGGTATTTGAATCTAAATCTTCAGGTGTATTAGAAACTGTAACTCTAAAGTCAATCAAACCACGGTCTCTTCTGATTCCGTCTAAGATTGGGTTTACAGAATCTAAGAACTCTTGTCTTACTTGCTCGTCATTCTGTTCGAATAATAATCTTACTGCTACTGCTGAGATTAGTTTACGTGCTTGTAATAACAATCTTCTTACGTTAATTCTATCAAGTGCTGACTCTCTAACCTGTAGAGTTTTGTTACCCCAAATTACTGTTCCCACATCTGAGAATGTTGCAATTGGGTTAAGTCTACCTTTATAAAGAATATCTCTGTCTTCTTGAGTCAACTTCTTACGTGCTTTAACAGCGTTTACCAAACCTCTTGTGTAACCCGCTGATGCGAACCAAGGGAACGCGATGTTATCCGTAAGTGCTAAGTTTCTTACTACTTCCGCTGTTGGTGGTAAATAAATTTGAGTGTTATTTACTGTATCTCTTGTTAAAATCCAAGGATAGTAAGTTGCCGAATAGTTAGAATCAATACCCGTTTCCTCTAAATTATCTACCGCTTCCTCAGGGTAAATAAAGTTAGTGTCAAAGTCACCTAATGTTGGTGTAAACATTTGATAGTCAGGTGTAGTACAGATATAGATTGAATCCGCTCTATCTGTCTCAACCATATCAATAGCCTCTTCAATAAGATTTGAGTTATTAACGTAATCAATACCAGGTGTTGTAAACACATTAATATTAATTGCTTCAGGATTATGGAATGTATGTTGACCCCATAAGTAAGAATAGTAGTCAGTGTTACCCCACGTTAATTGGTCAGGTCCCGTAATTTGTTTAAACGCTCCCCATCCTGTAGAAGTAGGATAACTAATTGAAGGTGCAGCACCTTTTCTATAACCCGCAGCCCCTAATTGGTATCTATCACCGTTAGTTCTATATTCTCTATAGATGTCCCATCCATCAAAACCACCTGAAGGTGCTAATGTAAACTTACGTGAATTAAGTTTGTAGTATGGGTTACTTTCATCTTGCGGTTCACCTCTAAACTCAGCTACACCAACCTCAAATGATGATTGACCTGAAGTTACGTAATCCGCAGGGATAGTAACGATTGTTGCTCCTGAATCCATGTGGAATCCTTTTGTAAGGTATGCCCATGGTTGTGAAGACGTTGCAGTTTTTAAGTTTAATGGATTTTGTTTTCCCTTGTATTGGAAGAAGTCAGAATCGATACCCATAGTGTTAGAAACACCTAAGTATACTTTTCTTACTTTGTCACCCGCAGCTCTTGTCTCATTATCACTTCCTGAAGCGTTACCGAAAGGTGGATTAAAGATAACCTGACCTGGTCTGTAATACTCAGTCTTATATTCTAAGAATGGTGATTTAGAGCCTGAGTATTGTCTTGTTAAATACCCACGGAAACCACAAGGTAATGAATCTATTGGTGCGTCCTCATTCATTTCCAACATAATATATCTTGATTTTAATTCAAAATCACCGTTAGCCGTACCTATCTTCTTAGCGACAAAACTATTTTGGTTAGGGTCCATCGTACAGTTGGTGAATTTTTCTAACACTACTGGATTTGCATCAGTGTCAAAGAAATCACGAACAACAATATCAAATGTTCCGTTATTAAATGAAATATTAATAATTGAAATTTTTACTTCTCTATTTGCTGAGTTACCATCTGATACCGTTATAAATTTAAACATATTATATACCTGTGTTCCTCGTAATTCAGAAACAACATATGGAGTTTCAGGTGTTTGATATCTATCTAAATACCAACCAATACCTGTATTAGCAGTATCAGTTCTTGCACCATCTAAAGATAATAGGTCACAATCTAAACCTCTAATCATACCTTTTCTATATCCAATATTTAACATAGAGTAATACTCTTCCTCTAAGAATAATGGAACTTCAGTTCGTGGTTTTGCGAAGTTTGATTTACCAAATACTTTTGATATATAGTTAGAATCTGAAACGTTGAATGATGTTTTAAAATTAAATGTGTCACCATCATTAGTTATACCTGAAATTGCAAATGTTTCAAAAGGATTTTTTGTCACTGCTGAATATTCACCAGTACAATCCATTAATACATCTGTTAATCCTGATACTTCATAAACAGGACCGTCATCAGTTGAATAAGTTGCAATACCTCTTGAACGTAAAGTTGCAACAACTAAGTTGTGATATTCACTCATTGGTGAACCTGTATAGTTTGTTAAGTATACAACTGCAGTTCCTGAATAATCATCACCAACTGTATTTGTTAATCCAGTTACACCCATACCAAAACCAACACCACTATATACATTATTAGATTGACTAAATAATGCGTAATACCATGGGTCATTTTCAGATGCAGTTAAATCACAATTTTCAAATGAAATGTCATCAACCTCTAATACGTTAGTGTTTGCACTGTAGTTTGGTGTTGCACCTGTAACATCATCAAATGTAGATGCACTTACCGAACCCCAAAAATATGATGTTGAACCTGAAGATGATAGAGATACGATTTCACCGTAAAGTAAATCTTCCATATCACCCAATATTGTTGACTCACCACCCGTATAGGTTGTATAAGGGAAAGTGATTACATCTTCAATAGATGGAGGTAATGAGGTATAATTTGTCACAGAAATAGTTGTACTATCACCTGATGTTCCTGAGAACTCAATAGTAAATGGACCTGCAACTGAAGTTGCGGTTGTTCCTGAACTATCTAAGTTACCTACTGTTTTTATAGACCATGAAGGTCCTGCGTCATACCCTGATAAACCCAATACTCTCGTTACAAACAATTGATTTGATTGTTGTAAATATGCCTTTGCTATATAGGCAGCTTCGTACTTAGGAATTTGGGTGTTGACAAATTTTGTTGGATTTGTACCGCCAAAGTATGCTTGGTATTCATCATAGTTTGAGATGAAAATCGGCTCAAATGCTGGACCCGAAAGAGTTTCACCTACAATACCTAATGTTGTTACACCGACACTTTGTGCTACAAAACTTAAATCTCTTTCAGATGTATAAACACCTGGAGAAACGAATACTTTGTTTGCTGTCGCCATTGTTAAATAATTTCTTAAGTTTTATTTTTAGATAAATATTACTAAAAACATCAAAAAACTAATAGTGTGAGGTTATATTTATAAAGAGTAGGAAAAAAGTCTACCTTTTTTCTACCTTTTAAAAAAACACCGATGAGTAAAATAAAAAACATAAAAATTTCACCAGAGTCTCATGAACTACTAAAAAAATACTGTGAAAAACACGGTTTGAAAATGTATAAGTTTTTAGAAAAATTGATTGAGGAAAACTGTGAAGAAGTTACAGATATTTACGGTGAGTAAATACATGAACCATCATCTCTATTTGCACTAGGATTATAGTTAATAGCATTTGGGTCAACACAACCCGATATAACTACAGTCTTACTAAGAAGTCTTGCTTTACTAAATAAATTAGCACTTTTAGTCACATCATTTTTTACTACTTCAATTTTAATAACATCATTAGTTGATATTTTAATAACACTAACATCATCACCAATGTAGTTGTTATTTATATAAACAGAATAACTGTCAACATTATCAGTTTCTATAATAGATAAGTCTACTTCATATCTATATGTTTCAGACAACTCTGTAATACCCTGAGGAAAAACAATGTTTAAATCAAAATTAGTAGGGTTTGCAGGTTCTTTCTTAACTCTTCTTTTAACATTAAAAGTATCGACCTCTAAAAACGTTGCTGTTCTTGAAATTGCTGGCGACACTTCAAACTCTTCTTCATCTAAAAGAAATCCCATCATTAAAAATTCATAGTTTTGAACGTAGTATTTTCTTTTCTCAATATCTAATACAGACTCATCTGAAGAGTTGTTTAATATAATAGGAATATAATGTCCTTTAACATGAGTATACGCTTGACGAGATGAAAACTTTTGTAAAACCTTTTTATTAAATTCATTCAAGTGTCTCATCTTATTACAAAATATTTTTACATTATATGTAATATCTACAGGAACTGGTTGAGGTATTTTGTATATATCAACACCTTTTCTTTGTCCGTCCCATGTTGGAACTTTGGCATAATAAAATTGTTTCCTATTTGGAATTGTGTATTGTAACGATGGGTTGGTTCCAAATTTTACATCAGGGTTTCTAACCGTAGCAATAAATGGTGGTTTAATGTTTTTATCTAAATCTTGGAAATTCCAACTTTCAGTAAATTGAGCCCAATTCTGTGTTGTTATTATTAAATCTACTGTGGGTATTTTTTTACCACTAACCGTGGTTTCTAATTCTTCCTTTACAAAATCTAACATACCTCGGTCTAAATCTGCATGAAGAATTGACTTAGGTAAATAAGTTCCATCCTCCTGAATTTCTTCTAATAACTCCTCTCGCCTTTGTAAAAGAATTTTATCAGGTGTTAGAGGTAAATGTTTTTTTATTTTTTTAGGTAACGCCATTATCTTTTTATTTCACTAATAAAAAATACTTTATTTTTTGAATTAACCATTTCTACTTCTTTTGCATTATAGATTGGTTCTTCGGTGTCTTTCATAACAAATGAATCGTATTTGTATGGATTATAAGTTACAATATTGCTATTTGGTTCATCAGGCATGTTTTTACAAGGATAGTCACAATAATCAACTAACGTCCCAATAACAAAAGCATGGACATTTTTTGATTTCTCTCTTCTAACTTTACTCATACCCCCTTGTCTTACTCTAAACTCAACATCTTCTAGTTTAACAAAATCTGCGTGTTTGATAACTTTACCTTTGTATTGAATTGAAAAAGTATGTTTATGTAGATTATAGTAGACCATTACCTTTTTACCTATGTAATTGTCTTCCTCATTATTATTACCACACTTATGACAAATGTATGGGTCGTCACCACCATCACTTAAATCCCAAGACCATCCGCAGTTATCACATATAACTTTATTATCAACAATATCTTCACATAAATAAGACATTCTTTTTTTAATAAATTTTATTTCATTAATTAAACGACTCATATTCCTCTAAATTCTCCATCATTAACAGGTGCTGCGGTAATACTTCTATAAAAAGGTTTATACCCACCATAAGTATGTTTATTGTCACTTACCACTCTACCGTCATTAACAACAGAATAATATCTAACTCTTTTTTCAGTTTCGTAATATCCAATATAATCACCATATGAAATATCAATACCTAATTCATCTAACGCATTTTGATACACACCAACTTTTAAATTACCAGGTTCCATTTGTGTCATACGAGAATTTGCATAGTCTTGATTCTCAGGTTGCTCAATAGTTACATAACCCCTGAACTCTACAGGTGGTAAAAACTTTATACCATCATCTTCGGTTTCACCATACACATCGTCCGTCTTAGTTTTTTGACGGTCAACACGATACAACACCAAAGTGAAGTTCATATCACCTTCAAGCCATTCACGTCCCATTTCTTGCTCTAACGCAAAATCTTCGGACCCGAAAAACTTTTCTAATCTTGTAATTGGTATCTTTCTTGAGCTCATATGTTGATAAATAGTTTGATAATAGTTATATTATAAATATTTCGCTATGCAAAGTAATAAAGATAAATTATCAAAAATACCTGAGGTTAGAGCACAACGTATATTAGAAGACTACGAAGGGTTCAATAATTATATACTCGGTATAAAGAAAAAAAGTGTAAAACAAAAACACTTTAAGATTACTCGTGCCCAAGCGGATTACATCAACACTTACCACGAAAAGGTCCCTAAGATAGCAAGAAAGTGGGTTGACCTTGACAGTTACTTCGGTAAAAAGATGATGGAAGAAAAACTATTAACCAAAATACCTGAAAAAATATACGTTGAAAAAATATTGGTGGAAAAGGATAAATCATTCCATATTTGGGGTAAAGTTTTTGAAAATCAACAATTACATGATTTTTGGTTGCCAAAAGTTGCTTTAATACCAACACAAAATGTTAAAGAGGTTTCAATTGATTATGAAAAATATTCTCATCGACCACCCCTGTCTCACCAAAAAGAAGCAATAGAAACATTAGCGTCTCACGACAAATATATTCTTGCTGATGACATGGGATTAGGTAAAACCACATCTACTGTGATTGCAGCCTTAGAGTCAGGGGCGGAGAGGGTATTAATTGTGTGTCCCGCATCTTTGAAAATAAATTGGATGAGGGAGATTGAAAATTATACAGACAAATCCATTTCAATAATTGAAGGGAAAAAATGGGAATCCGCTGATTTTGTTATTATTAACTACGACATTTTAAAGAATTTTCACGATATCAAAAACAAAGAAGAATCAATCATTATGCAAGAAGGTTTTGATTTAGTTGTTGTTGATGAAGCACATTATATTCAAAATGTCCAAGCTAAAAGAACAAAGTTAATTAATGATATTATCAACAGAATCGGTAAGGTGTGGTTATTAACGGGGACCCCTATGACCTCACGACCAATTAATTATTATAACTTACTTAATTTGGTTGAGTCACCAGTGGCTTATAATTGGATGGCGTATGTTATTCGTTATTGTGAGGGATACCAATTTAATGTGGGTAGTAGAAAAGTGTGGAATGTAAACGGTTCGTCAAATCTTTTAGAATTGAGGGACCGAACAAAAACACACGTTTTAAGAAGACTAAAAGAAGACATCTTAGATTTACCTGATAAAATTTTGACACCTGTTTATTTAAATTTAAAGTCAAAAGAATATGAAGAATTGATGGGTGAGTATTATGATTGGATAGAAGATGAAAGTGAAAAGAAATCTCTTACCGTTCAATTTTCAAAACTTATGAAAGTTCGTCAGGTAATTGCGGAGAATAAAATAAAAGAAACTTGTGAAATCGCAGAGAACATTATTGAACAAGGTAAGAAAGTAATCATCTTTACAAACTTTACTGATACCTTAAATCAAATTGCTAACCATTTTGGTAAGTCTGCAGTTAAACTTGATGGTAAAATGAGTAAACCAGCTCGTCAACACTCTGTTGACCAATTTCAAGAAAACGACAAAATAAAAGTGTTTGTTGGAAACTTGAAAGCGGCTGGTGTTGGTATAACATTAACCGCAGCAGAGGCGGTAATAATGAATGACCTATCGTTTGTCCCGTCAGACCACTCACAAGCAGAAGACAGAGCCTATCGTTACGGACAAAAATCAAACGTGTCCGTTTTTTATCCAATTTTTGAAAATTCAATCGAAGGTATTATCTATGACATATTGTCTCAAAAAAAGAACATATTTGAGACAGTTATGGGTGATAACGAAGGGAAAGGTGATATTATGGAAGAAATCATCAATGAAATTTCAGTTAGAAGGTAAAAATTGATTCTCTGTGTTATTTATATAGAAAATAACAAATATGAAGTTCAGAAGATTAGAAGAAAAAATCTCATTAATTGAACATAAAATTAATCAAAGCCAAGACACTCAAACACTATTGAGAGAAATGTCTGAGCAAATCCCTAAAGAAATTTTAACTGAAATGAAAAAAATTGGTATTGAAAAATTGCCTTACTCCTATTCTGCCCTCGAAAGATTCATAGACGCAGATACTATGGACACACACTACAACAAACACTACAAAGGGTATGTAAAAAAATTAAATGACGCTCTTTCAAAAAGAAAAGACGGTGATTTAGAATTAGAACAAATCATAAAAGGTATCTCAAGATACAACACAACAATTAGAAATAACGCTGGTGGGGCGTTTAATCACGCACTATTTTGGAAAATGTTATCGCCTAAAAAACAAAGAGCACAGGGTGAAGTTTATGAAAAAATTGTTAAAGATTTTGAAAACTTTTCTAAATTTAAATCAATATTCAGTAATGAAGCTAAGAAAAGATTCGGTTCTGGATGGGTATGGTTAGTATTAACCAAATCAAATAGATTAAAAATTATGTCTACACCTAATCAAGATAACCCATTGATGAATATAGTTAAAGATGGTGGTTTCCCAATTTTAGGTTTAGACGTATGGGAACACGCATATTATTTAAAGTATAAAAATAAAAGAGATGATTATATTAGAAACTTTTGGTCCGTTATTAATTGGGATTTTGTTAATGACTTATATAAGTTGAGGACAGAAAAAAAAATTAATGAAGTAAAAAAAGTTAAAAGTATAATTAATGAAGGTGCAAGTGCAGGGTGTAATCGAAATCAAGTTCAGACATACCGAAGATTATTCAACACAAACCCTGAAATTAAAAAAAGATTTATGTTTACAATTATGGACATATTAAAAGAAGTTTTTGCTGACCACTGGTACGAAAAAAATCAATATAGTCAGGGTCAAATGTCGGGGGTTTATGATTATGAACAAAAAGGTCGTTCTGTTATAAACAAATTAAACACTAATTACACGGCATTTTGTACATTAGTTAATGACATAAATCAGTTCCTAAGAAATTATGGAATTGATGCAATTAATTTTAACAATAAAAATAATCATGCACAAGTTAAAGAAGTTGATAGATTAAACAAATATTTAGTAGAATTAAGATATAGAATATTTGATAGTCAATCTTCAACATTTAAAACATTAATGGCTGGTTTAGATAAGACTAATAAATTTGGTGATAAACGAGAAGTGGACGCGGTTGTTGGTCTTAAAGATATCTTTAAAACAGACAAAGTTACTAAAGTCGGTGAATTAGGTGGTGTTGATGATATGATTGGTGGTGTAGACGCAATTGTTGAACTACCTGAAGGAACTAAAACAATGCAAATAAAACCATATAACGATGTTAAGAAAGTTAATGGTAAAGTCACTGTTTACGGAACTGGTAATGTAAAACCGTATACTACTGATTTCTTAGTATTTCATAATAATAAATTAGGGACTATAGTATTTGACAACTCAAATACAAAAATTATTGACGGTCGATACGTGTTTGACGAATCCGCGGAGTATACAAAGTAAAGAAATGTTGTTTTCTTAATATTTATATAGAAAACACATTATGTCTGTAATTAACGAACCACAAAGAACAAAACTATTTACTCGTGTAAAACACCTGTTAGGTGCCCCTATTCGTAGTGTAGAAATCGAGGATGAAATGATGGACTCACTATTAGAGTTATCAATTCAAGACTATGCACAATATGTAAACGATTGGTTAATTGAATCTCAATGGACCTCATTATACGGAATGAACTTAGATGAACAATCCGTAACTCGTGCATTTACAACACGTTCTTTAGATTGGGAAACACAATACACCTATTCATATTCAAAAATTGTAGGTTTACAGGCTGGTGGTGATTACGTTCTTAAAAAAGACTATATTGATTTAGTTCCAGGACAACAGATATATGAGATACCAAAAGGTAGAGAACTAAACGAACTTCTGTGGTTTAGTCGTGCAGAATTAGATGCAGCTTTCTTTGACCCATTTATGGGTGGTTTTGGAGGTATGGGTGGTGTTGGATTAGGTGGAGGTGCTGGATTCTCACAAATGGGTACTACAGGTAATTACTTTGTAACTCCGGCATTCGACATTCTACTTAGAATGCAAGACATTAATGTTAAAAGAAGAATCATTTCAGGAGAGTTAACTTATCGTGTTACTGCACTTCCAGACGGTAAAAAGGCTGTACACTTAATGAACGTTCCTGGTGGTAAGTTTGATTTTGGTAATATTCAACACAATGAGTATCGTGTATGGTATTGGTATTATGAAACTGAAGACCGTGAAGATTGTTTATCTAAAAACCCCGATGTGGTAAGACTACCATCAGACATACCTATTGATGAAATGAAGTGGGATGAATTAAATAATCCAGCACAGACATGGGTTAGAAAATGGTTTGTTGCTTACGTAAAAGAAACATTAGGTAGAGTAAGGGGTAAATTTAGTGGTAATTTAAAGACTCCCGATTCGGAATTACAATTAGAATATGATTCATTACTAACAGAAGCAAAAGATGAAAAATCTAAATTGTATGAGGAATTATCACAAAGACTTGAAAGATTAAGACCTGAAAAAATGATGGAAAGAGAAGCTAACGTTGCGGAAAATCTTAACAAATCGTTACAGTTCCGTGCAATGCCTCGACAAATTTATGTAATTTAATTATGGGTATAGTGAAATCATACCCTGTAACAAAAATTGTTGCGGGTAAAGAAATAAAGACATCTGATAGTATCTTATGTACTAGTAACTATTATAAAACAAATGGTGAAAGTGCTATTGTAATTAATAGTAACACAGAATGTACATTAGTTTTAGATGAAACTACTACAGACCATGTTACTATTAAAGCCATGTCAGATGTTAAGGTCGTAACCGATAAATTAATTGACGATGAATTTGAAGAGTTTTACTCGACAAATATTCATCTGTTGAATTACGTTATATTGTTGACAGTTGGTATATTATGTCATCTGATGGGTTAAAGAACTCATAATATTCTGATTCTTTTTTACGTAGTCTTTATCTACTAAATCCATAGTCCCATCTAAATACATATAATAAGGGTTAATACCTACACTACCCCAAAACTTAACTTCCGTGTCAGAAAGAGTTAATACCTCATCTAATTCGTCTTGGTCACCATCTCTACGAGGATATCCTCTAACCAATTCGGTTTGTGTTTTAGTAAAGAATGGTCGGTCTGATGGGTCCTCAATTAAAATCTCATCACGGATATCAGGTGAAAAAACAACCAATAGGGGTTCTATTCTTTTATTAAACGCAGCTAAATAACGAGGAACATTATATTCACCTAACTTATCAGGTTCATTTGCAATGTCTTTATCATTAATTAAATAACAATTCAAAACAACTTCAACACCGTCAGGTGGCATAACAACTCCGTGTTCTGATTTATATTGTCTTTTCTCAGCTGCAGTTGCGTTCCATATATTTTTCTTTTGAACATCACCGTGAGACTTCTTTTCACCGTTATTTACATAATAAATGGTATCACCCAAACCAACAGGTAAATTATGTTTAATCGCAAGTTCCATATGAGCTTGACGAGACATAAGTGAACCTGACTTAGTTTTTTTAGTGATGTGGACTTTATACTCTTTTATTGATTGTTTTACTCTTGCCTTATTTGCAATCTTAGAAATCGGTATTTGTTGATTATAAATCTTTTCAGCATATTCATAATAGTAATCTAAGAATTCATGACCATTACCATCTAATAACAATCTTAATCCTTTATCTAAGAATTCAGCAACATATGTTGGTAGTTTCTTCGACTTAATCGTATTACCTGTAAGTTTTACCTTTCCTGAGTCTGTAAGAAGTGCATAGTTCTTACGAGCTACATTAATAGTTGACGGCCACACACCATCAGTATCAAGACCCATCTCACCTCTCATAAACAAATCATTATACTCGGCAACATCGGCTTCAGTTCCGTGATATGTTTTACCTTCAACAACCAAATCATTTAACCCTTTTCCCACATAAGTGTGTTCCTCACGACCAGGTGGTGATGAGAAGTTAACACCATCCGTATCCATAACGAGTGGTTTATATCCCCTTTCCATAAACCACATAATCATCTGACGAAGGTATTGACGACCAGTACAAGTAATCTGTTCACCCATATCCATATCACCCCACGGGAATACCTGTGGTGCGGATAACGAACCGAAGAATGCGTTAATGAAAATCTTAATTGGTAATTGTTTACGTCCGTACTTCTTAGATTCTTTCGGGTCCGACTCATACAGTTCACCGGCAAGTTTTTTGTATTTGATACGAGTATCACGGAAATACTTCAACATACTCTTCATTGCACCTGTGACATCACACTTAGGGAACACATCGTGAACCAACTGAATAGAGGGATAAAGAGACGAGTAGTCAAGTTTTAATACATTAGTTGAATACCCAACAGCAAGTAGACGAGAAAGTCCACCAGTGAACGGTCTTTTTTCACCTTTTTTAGGGATTGCCAGATTATTCTTATACGACCATGATGCCATAATCATTTTCCATAAAGTTGCAGTTCCCATCGTAGATAATCTTTCATATGTAGTTGGAACCAATTTTGATAGAAGGAAGTTAGCTTGATTGAACTCTTCATCAACAACCATAGTTTCCCAAATATCATCATAAAGGTATCTCTCGATAATGTATTTACCTCCAACCTTTTCAAATGCACCTGGAAATCTTTCCATTAGGTTTTCAGTTCCTTTTGCTCCAACTTCTTTGTAACCACCTGATTTTGGATTGAAGTAGTAATCCTTATTATCAAAATAGATTTTACCAATCTTATCACCCTCAACATAAACACGGTTTTCCTTTTCAGCTCCGATAAATTGAGTAATGTATTTAAGACCCCAACTCTTAATGTCTGAGTTAATGGCTTGTGCTCTACGAACTGCATGGGCAATATCCACAATGTTATATCCCCACATCATCGTCTGAGTATAGGGTTCCATTTCGTTTGCAAGTTTTAACATACCCTCTTTTTGTCGTAAAGACTGTTGGGGGTTTAGTGTTTTTGAAATTCTTTTTATATTAAGCCCTAAGATTTCTGCTCTACGTAAAATAAAAGGAAAATCGAAGAAAGCTGAGTTATACCCACCAATAAGAGTTGGTTTAAGGTATGCGATTGTATCGAAGAAGTCTATGATTACTTTTCGTTCTTCTTCGTCATTTTCACAAGCAATAACTTTCTCAAAACCTTTGTTATCTTTCATTCCGATAAGGAATATTCTACTGTCCTCAGGTGATAGACCTGTGGTCTCGATATCGAATACAAATCGGTGTATTTCATCATATTCTTCAAATCCTTTGAATAGTCGTTTGTTTTTCTGAACGAGATATTGTTCTGTTGGTGGTAGAATCATAATGTGGTCTGAACTTTCTCTACCCCAAGGCTCAAGTCCACCACCTTTAAAGAAGTTTACTAAATTACTATATGATTTTGTGGTCTTAACCAAATACTTAAGACCTTTTTCCATTCTTTCATCACCGTGGGTATCAAGTTTTTCAATGATAATACCATGCTCTGACATCGCTTGTTTCTGTGCTGCTTTTGAACCTCTATAGAAGTTAATACCCCTAAGGTCTCCAACCCACGCAAATGGAATAAATGTGTCTGATTTAATTACTTTTCCCTGTTCGGGGTGTTGAATAACTTTGAATATTTTTCCTGAGGCGTAATCATATTCTAACGCCACAATATACTTTTCAGGGTCCTCTCCGTGAAGGAAATCTTCAATTTCTTTTTGTGATACCATAATATTTGTTTTTTCGTCCGAGACATTCTACTCACATCATATTGATTGTGATTACTCTTTGACATGTGAACAAATAATAAAGTAGATTAAGGAGTTTGTCAAATGATATTGATGTAAAGATTTTCCCTAATCGGGGCAATTAACTCACCCATCGAGTTTACAATATGGAACTCACCAATGAAACGACCCTTGTTTTTTGTATCACGTTTACTCCATTTATAATAAATGTAATATTCTTTTGGTGCATCAGGATTTTGTTGAATCTTTTCAGTAATATATGCGTTATTCATCAAAACTTTTGGAATACCATTGCTCTCATCTTTCATAGTAAAACGAATAGTTGCAGTATCGAGGTCAGCGTCAAATATTTTATTAGCATTTGTTCTACCGTCTTTTACTACTTGCATCTTTAAGATGGGTAACTCACTATTTTGTTTAATAAAAAATTCCATATTCTATAAATACATTATATTAAAGTAACAGTAACATATCCATTACCTGTGTTATAAGTTCCTAAATTAGTTATTGTATTACCGTTAAAAGTCGAACTTAAATTATATTGTCCGTCTGTTGTTGCAACATTTGTCATACTTGAAACAATGTATGAACCTCCACCTCCTCCACCGTCAGAAAGAGGAGAACCATTTCTATATGAACCACCACCACCTGTGTATCCACCACCACCTCCACCACAGATTGGGGAACCTCCACCAGCACCACCGAATCCACCATCCGATGCTTGAGACCAAGTCGACGCACCTGCACCACCAACTAAACCATTGGTATAACTACTACCTCCTTGAGGGGCTGAACCTGTTGCCGTTGTTCCGTTTTGACCATTACTGTTAAATCCTGCCCCCGCACCTGAATCGTATTGGTTTGCAGATACTGTTCCTACATTATTAATATGTGTTAAACCACCCTCACCAACAGAACCTGAAGGGGCTAAGAATACTGATGTAGTACCGCTAATATTAGTAACGGCATCATTACCATTATAAAGTGTTCCTGACTCGGAACTAGTGTATGCTCCATCACCACCACCTCCACCGGCAATGATTAATGGTGAACCACTTAATACTACGAATGAACCACCACCACCTCCTGCTCCGTTGAATTGTGTTGCATTGGTAACCTCATCACCTTGTTGTCCGACAATAATTTCAACAACATCACCTCTATTGAGTGAATAACGACCTCTCATGATAACACCTCTACCACCTGTAGAAGAAGAAGGATACATAGCTGAGGCAGCCTGACCACCCGCAACTTCAAACTCATAGGTGCCTGTTTGAGGTACAGTCCAAAGTTGATAACCCTGAGTAGTCATGTTTAAGTTTGATGTGTTCTGTGTCCATGTTTCGGCACTATAAGCGTTTTGTATATTTGTTAATGTTGGTCCTGTGGCTCCGTTTGTTACACCACCACTGGTAAATGTAAATGCACTAAATGAGTATAAATTAGTGGGTGTGGTTGATGGAGTTGGTGTTATTGATGGAGTAACGCTATTTGATGGAGTGATACTCGGAGTTATTGTTGCTGTAGGTGTTACCGTTGAAGTATTCGTTGGTGTTGGTGTTGCGTTTGTTGTTGATGTTGGCGTTGGCGTTACATCGGCAGTTGACGATGGTGTAATCGATGGTGTTGGTGTGTTAGTTGGAGTTACCGATGGTGTTGGTGTTGGTGTTATACTTGGACATGTTATAGTTTCAACACTAATATAAACAATGTCACCAATCACCCATTGTGTTGATGCTGATTGAACTAACTGTATTTGATTATTACCATCACCTCTAAAGTAATATCCCGTTCCTTCAGTACCTCCTGTCCATCCTCCGTATGGTAAACCTGCACCTCCGACATCCTCTAACGTTCCGTCATATATCGCGGTACTACCATTTTGAGAAATCGTCAAACGAACACAATTACCCACAAAAGACGAATAATAAGAATCTCTATCTACACCATCCTTATCAATTGTATTCCAATATATTCCATCCATCTGAGGACCATCATTGAATGAGTTTGGATTAGTAGAACCACTAGATACACCACCGTTACCATTACTAATAATTGTATTACCTGAAGTTGGAACCTGATATGGTGTTGATACTAAATTATAACCATAACCTGTTGTCGGTACTGGCGATGGTGTAACTGATGGAGTTACTGATGGGGTAACACTCGGTGTTGATGATGGTGTTACACTTACAGATGATGTAGGTGTTACAGTATTTGTTGGTGTAACTGATGGAGTTAATGTTACCGATGAGGTAGGTGTTACAGTATTTGTTGGTGTAACTGAAACGGTAGGAGTTACTGATGGAGTTAATGTTACCGATGAGGTAGGAGTTATACTATTAGTTGGTGTTATTGACGGAGTAGGTGTTTCTGTAGACCTCGGAGTTGCAGACGGTGTTGGGGTATTAGTTTCCGTTGGTAAAGGAGATATTCCTGGTTGTGGAGTCGTGTCGAAACAGAGCAAGTTTTGTTGGTGACAATTTACTGGTGAGACACTAACAGTTCCCGAAACGTAACTTACCCCCACAATCCAATAATTACCAACAGGTGCATTTGTAAAACTGTTTACAGTATAAGTTGCAATTTGATTACCTAATTTCACATCTAGTGAGTTACCTGTTGTTAATGGGAATAAATTATTAATGTCATATCCACTACATAATATATCTGACAAATACCACTCAGTAATCGATGACGGAGTTGCACTATTCGCGTATGCAACACCTGTTGCTGACGAACCAGGAATTGCTCCCGTTCCGTACCAGTTATAAGGAATACAAATCTCAGAGGACTGAGGTTCTGTTGGTGACGGACTTACCGTTAACGTAGGTGTTGGAGTTGGTGTTTGTGTTTGAGTTGGTGTTTGTGTTTGAGTTGGTGTTGGACTAACCTCAGGACATGGGTTATCAATAATACAAGTTGCACAATCACGATAAGTTTCTTTTACCGCGAGTGGACCACCAGCCGGTGGATTGATTAAAGTTACCTGGTGACACTGATTATTATAAATCAAGAAATCCCCAACGATGATACTGTCATAAGTTGTTAAAACTACATCTGCACCGTCACAACATCTTGTTGTTGCCGCTCTTGTTAAAACTGATGGTGTTGATGTTGGTGTAGGTGTTGGTGTTTCTGTCTGTGTTTGTGTCATCGTTGGAGTAGGTGTTGGGTTACAAATACAATTACCATTTGTGTATGCACCACCTCCACAACTTGGGTTTGTATTAACAACACTTAGTGCACAAATTGTGGCACTATCGTATATTCCGACAGTAATCTCCTGATTAAGACCATCGCAATCGACATATGTAAACGTTGTGCCTGTATCACAATTCATACCACCATATAATTCCCAAGTATCACAACATGGTGTTGTCGGAGTTATTGTTGGAGTTGGTGTTTGAGTTATATCAGGTGTAGAATCTGGAGTGGCTGACGGAGTGTATGTTGGTGTTTGTGTCAATGTTTGAGTTAACGTAGGTGTTGGTGTTTGAGTTAAATCCGGTGTTGAATCTGGCGTAGTAGATGGAGTCTGAGTTAACGTAGGTGTTGACGTTTGAGTGACATCAGGTGTTGAATCTGGCGTAGCAGATGGAGTATGTGTTGGAGTTTGTGTCTGTGTTTGAGTTAACGTAGGTGTTGTGCTAATACTCGCACCAGGAGTCTGACTTACTGTTATACTTGGAGTTTGAGTTGTTGTAACTGTAGGTGTTTGTGTCAATGTCGGAGTGTGAGTTGGTGTAATAGATGAAGTTGGTGTGTTAGTCGGTGTTAACGATATTGTTGGAGTGTTAGATGCTGTTACGCTTGGTGTTGGCGTATATGTAGGAGTTACACTCGGAGTTGGCGTGTTAGTTGGTGTAACTGATGGTGTTGAAGTAATTGTTATACTTGGAGTCGGCGTAATAGTTACTGAAGGTGTAATTGAAGAACTAGGTGTTATACTTGGTGATAGAGTAATTGAAACACTAGGAGTTACTGAAGAAGTAGGTGTAATAGTTACTGAAGGTGTAACTGAAGATGTGGGTGTAATAGACGCACTAGGAGTTACTGATGAAGTGGGTGTTGGGGTAGAATATAGTGTGTTTGATGGTGTCGGTGTTATAGTGTTTGTGGGTGTAATAGATGGAGTTACAGTTACCGATGGAGTTACTGACGGAGTTACTGAATGTGTAGGTGTAATAGATGGAGTTACAGTTACTGACGGAGTTACTGAATGTGTAGGTGTAATAGATGGAGTTACAGTTACCGATGGAGTTACTGACGGAGTTACTGAAGGTCTAGGGGTTTCTGAAGGTAAAATTACATCACTATTACCTCTATTTGGTCTACAACATAAATCAGGGATACTTATCGAATCTCTAACGTTTATAAATAATTTTTTTCTTAATGGTAATGTAATTTCTCCTTGTTCGTTAGAAATTTTAAACTCAGCAATATAACGACCAGGATTACGTGTTTCATGAGATGTTAGTTGGTAATAAACATAATATTCAACTTCAGGACTATCACCTGTAGCCTCTTTTACCATAGTTCTTGCTGGTTTATTTACAACATAGTATCTATTGGTTTCCTCATCCCACATACTAAAAGTAATAGTCGAGGTGTTCGTTAAGTTATCAAACTCACGAAAATCAACTCTTCCATCTTTTACTACCTGTACCTTTATAATTGGTAGTGTACTATTTTTCCTTATAAAAAACTCCATTACGTAATTATATCAAAATTAGGGTCACAATCAGGTTCTGAAATATTAAAACCAAAATCACAAGTTATTTCATTGGATACAAAATCAAAGTTACATGCCGCCTCTTCAATATTAAAGTTAAAGAAACATCCCAATAAACATGGGTAACAATTTGAACACCAAAAATCATATAAGTCAAATTTACCTTTTAGGATTCTTGCATTGTGTTGTATCTGTGGCGTACTTAAAGGTTCGGTGTACATCCTAAATTGAGATATACCACCCATGAATGTCCCTCCAAAATTTGGTTCCAATAAAATATCAGTAGTTAATCCTGAAAGTGAAGTTCCTGATAAAACTTCATTCGGCATTGATTCAGGGTCTTGTATATAAGGTCCTTCAGTCGCACTACAACCACTAAACATTAAACTTTCTCTAAGACCTTGTGTTCCTCCACCCCAACTAACATTAAAAGGAACCCCTAATTGCTTTTCTTTTTGAGTATTTAACTCACGAGGTATGATTTCTTCAAAGTCTTCAATAACCATAAAGAGATAACCATTAACATATAATTTTAACAATCCTTTTCTCTTATCTCTTTCTCTTAACCATTTACGGTTAAGTTCGGTAATGTTTGTTAACTTTTCTTTTGATGAACCTGGATGTGTTTGTGGTGGCATAATAAGATTCGGAGATGCACCGTTAATAGATGACGGATATAATAATTCCCTAATATCTCCAAGACCTCCCCAATTAATTAAATCACAATCTTCAAGGGTCTCATATCTTTCAAAAACTGCTGATATGGTTACCCACCTTTCTTCTGTGTTTGCTGTTAAACACACTAAACTATCATAACCACAATCGTCATATATACCTCTTACTGAACATATTTCATTCACACAATACCCTGACGAGTATGTTAATCCTGTAGTACCACAACTACCCGTTGTAACACAATCACCTGTTAATTTTATGTATTTAACACAAAGGTGTGGATTTTTAGGGTCACCACTTAACCTAATCGCCATCGCATTTGAAAACACATCTTTACCTGGGTCTACAGGTGGATTAGTAACTTTACTGTTGTAACTATTACAATTACCAATATTATGTTGAACTGTTGTAGATGTTGTAGGAAATACATTAAAACAATTTGAATTGGTTACTCCTGTGTCTGAACACGCACAAGTTTTAATACAATTACTTAAACCCGATGTCACTCTATCATAAGTCCAACCTGTTACTTCACCAATAACATCAATACCAAAATCACATTTAAATGTGTTAATACTTTGTACATCACCTGATGCGGGATGGTAATACTTATTTTCAGCCCTCGCACCAAAGAAAAAGAACATACCTGAATTATCAGGATATACATCATTCAAATAAACCTCAGAAGGTTGAATTTCATACTCTTCCCTTTGTCTAGGTTTGATGACAGTTTCCATGGTCCATCCTTTATTCACTCTTTCAGGAAAAACTTCATAATCGTACCCATATAATTTGTAGAACCCTTGATAGAATCCTCCGTACAATTCGTTATAGTAACCTACATTGTCATCATTTTTTGAAACAATATTGTATATCGTTTTTGAATTCCCTGAAAACCTATGATTAGGGTAATCGGCATATGACGTAACTGGGTGAAATTTCATTCTCCTATCGTAGTAGTGAGGGTTAAACTTTTCAAAGTCATTAATACCCATAGTAAATGTAATGGATTCACCCGTCATTTTGTTATATAAACCGTTGTCAGTGGCGGTAAGACCTATATCACATAATGTAGTTGCAGTATAACAACTTAAATCTTCATTATTTGGGTTATAATAATTTTTTGATACTAAGGTGTTGCCGGTGTAATTGACATTCCATAATAAATCTAATTTTTGATTAGATAAAAAAGAATTTAAATCAATACTAACAGGTAGACGGTTACCATCATCAACACCAATAATATTGTTAGAGAATACAACTTCTTCATCATAGTCTCTTTCGTCTGACGCTAATGTAAGGTCAAAATAACTACTATAATCTAGCTTAATGTCGTATCTGTTAAAATAATAATTATTGATATTCTGACTCGGCATACTTGTTTTTATAGATAAATACTTTGTTTGCAGTATTTATAGTAAAAAAGAATCTATGAAGTCATATCTTTATAAAACAGAAGAGGGTGCAAAGAACGCCGCAAAAGAGTTAGGTTGTAGAGGATTTCACAAACATAAAAGAAAAACTTTTATGCCTTGTGATTCACATAAAGTGTTTTTGAAAAAAACAAAATCACAAAAACCTGAAGGTGAAATAGACGAATTAATCGATTATGATGGAACAATGTTAAACTCTAAAGTTCCTATTTTGGACCCACATGTTACCGCTAAAGGTGACGACACCATGGATAAGACAGTAGCCATGACTCGTATTACTCAAGACCCACTAATGAGAGGTTATCGAGTATATTACGGAGAAGGTGTTGAACCTAAGTTTATTTCTGAAGAAGATATGGAAGATGCCTTTGGTTTTGAAGAAACCAAATTTATGGATGCTGAAGAAACCATTGAATACTTTATGGATGAATTAGGATTTGAAGAAGACGATGCCGAAGGTAGAGCAGAAGAAATGGGTAAGGACCCTGAATTGGATGAAACTTCACCTTATAAAGATAAGAAAAATTTTGTAATGAAGGGTCGTCTGACAGAGAAAGGTAAACAATTAAGTAAAGAAGAAATATTAAAAATGGCTGAAGATTCACTGTTATCAAAATCAGATGACCGTGAATTAAAAGTAGACCAAGAGGTATCTCCGATACTTAAGAGAAATATAAAAGCCCTTAAAAAATTAGCAGTAATGGATGGAGTATCCACCAACGAACTAATTAAGATGTTAAGAGATGAATAAAGATTTATACGACAAAAAAGTTAAATTACCTGATTCACTTAAAGACCATTTAAATAAAAGTTTTGAAATGGTAGAGGCGGATAGTAATACTGAAGGGTTTAACCGTAATAAAGAATTGCGAGAAACAGGTATTATGAATTACCAACAACTTAAAAGAGTTAAAAATTGGTTTGATAGTTATCAGGGAGAAAAAGAAGATGCACCTTTCATACTTAACGGTGGTGAAAGAATGCAAAAGTGGTGTAACCATGTTTTAGACCATTGGAGAAATACCTTAGAAAGTGGTAAAAAAACAAAAATGGAAACGGGTATGGAAAACCAATACATAGATAACCACACCAAAGATGGTATTGTTGTTAATCCAGGTGATAAACATGAAAAAGGTATTAACAAATACGACACAGCCGTAACGGAACAAATTAAACAAATAAACTCAATAATGAAAACATTACTATAATGGCAACACAAAACGACAAATTACAATTTGACCAGCCAGACAACAACTTGTCTGCAATTGCTGAAGCTGAAAGAGGGAAATTATTTCCTAAAAATGATTTTTCACCAAAATCTGATTTGTATTCACCACAACACCCTGACGCTATGGCTGACGGTGATGCATTAGGTAGAGGAACTGCAAAATTTTTAGATGTGTATAATGAAAACGCAGGAACATCAACAGATATTCAAGAAAGAATTGGTGATATTAAAATCAATAAATTTAATTCAAAGAATACATACCCTAATTTCTAATGAAACTTTTGGAAACATTTCGTGGACTCCTTAATGAGGTCGCATCTCTTAATGATATACAAAAATCAATAAGGGACCGAAATGTTACTACCATATATTATGATGGTGATAACCCAGGTGGGACAGGTTTAAGAGAAATAGAACCTGTTTGTGTGGGTTATAGTAAAGCAGGAAACTTAGTTTTAAGAGCGTGGGACCGTGAAGGTGCGTCCCACACCGCCACAATAGGTGAGAAACCTTTACCAGGTTGGAGATTGTTCCGTGTGGACAAAATCTTTACTTATAAACCAAGTCTTGATAACTTTAATGAACCTAGACCCAACTACAATCCAAATGGGGATAAAAGTATGACTAGAGTAATTTTAAACGCAAAATTTAATACATAAGAGAATGAGTGATTTAATGCAAAAATTAGCAATATCAAAACAGATAATGGACAAACATAAAGAAACGCCAAGAGGTCAAGCACAAGGTAACATTAACCTAAATGAAAATGTTAATGCCACTTACAATATACCTCAAGAAGTGATGAACCAAACACAACAACCTGTAGTTCAACAATCGGTAACAATGAACCATCCAGTATCAGAGGACGCAATTAAGAACTCAAAATTACCTGACGACATTAAAAAATTAATGATGGAAAACCCAATAACTCAACCACAAATGGGTGGACCTGTATTGTCTAATGAGATAGTTGAAGGGGCAACAAGACTTATGAATCAAAATGGTGTAAATAATCCTGTTACAGAATCAAGACCAAACATACCACAAAACACAACAACTAATAATTCCGATTTAAAACAAATGATTAGAGATGTTGTTCGTGATACAGTTAGAGATGTAGTAAAAGAAGAATTACAAAACGCGGGTCTTTTAAGTGAATCATCACAAAAAACAAATGAGACATTATCTCTTAGAGTTGGAAAACATATCTTCGAAGGAAAGGTATTGAAAATTAAAAAGGTAAAACAGTAATAGACCTTTTCTTATCCTATTTTTTTACTTATACTTTGTCTAAAACTTATTAAGTATATGGCAAAGATTAAAATATTAGTATTACCCTCAGACAGGACGGGGGTTGGTAAGTTTCGTTCCGTTGAACCACATATCTTCTTACAAAACAAATATCCTGAAGACTTTCATGTAGATATAGACTACGAACCAAAAATTGATGACGATAATTATTGGAAGAATTACGACATCGTTCATTTCCACAGAACAATCACAAAAGATTACGACAGCACACCAGCACTTATTGAAAAATTACATAAGTGGGGTATCGTAACTGTTGGTGATATTGATGATTATTGGTTACCAACAAAAGAACATCCAGCATATGCGATGATTCTCAACAACAAACTACACCAAAAGATTACCGCTAATCTAAGAGCGGCACAATACATCACAACAACAACATCTATTTTCGCTCAAGAGATTAAAAAACTTAACAAGAACGTTATTGTATTACCAAATTCAATCAACCCTAATGAGCCTCAGTTTCAGGCTAAGACAGAACCATCAGATAAATTACGATTTGGTTGGTTAGGTGGGTCATCTCACTTACATGATTTAAAATTATTAGGTGGAACTTTTAATCTTCTATCATCATTAAAAGACCAATATGATTTGTTCTTATGTGGTTTTGATGTTCGTGGTAGTGTGACAGAAATAGACCAAAGAACAGGACAACAAAGACAAAGACCCATCAGACCCGAAGAAACTGTGTGGGCTAAATATGAAGAAATCTTCACATCTAAATATAATCTAATTGATGAGGATTATAAAAAATTCTTACTCACTTACAAACAAGAACCATATCCGAACGAAAAGTTTTATCATAGAGTATGGACACAACCTGTAACTTCATATGCTAAGAATTACACTAAATTTGATGTATCGTTGGCACCAATTAAAAATCATTTATTTAATAGAATGAAATCACAACTTAAAGTTATTGAGGCGGGTTTCTACAAAAAGGCGATTATTGCTTCTAATATTGGACCATATACCATAGACTTGAAACATTCATTAAAAAATGGTAATTTTGTTGATGGTAATGCACTGTTAGTCAATGAAAACAGAAATCATGGTGATTGGGCTAAGTTCATGAAAAAACTAATTAACAACCCAACATGGGCAGAAGATTTAGGTGAGAGACTTTATGAAACAGTAAAAGATACCTATAACTTAAATAATGTAACAGATACAAGAGCACAATTTTATAAATCCTTAGTATAATGATAAACGTACCGTTAAACAAACTTTTATTTTTCGACTTAGAAACAGTTGGAGTTGAAAAAGATTTACCAACATTAAGAAAAAACAGACCTGAACTCGCAAGATTATTTGAAAGTTATTTGGATTGGTTTGTTAAAAAGTATCCTGAACAAGAAGGTAATACACCCGAAGAAATATTCGTGAACAAAGCAGCGCTTGTTTCTGAGTTTTCAAAAATCATTGTCGCATCTTTTTCATTTATAACACCTAAAGGTGATATTCATACACAAACCTTCGCAGAAGACGATGAAAAAGATTTATTGTTACAGGTTAGAGATTTATTAAATAAAGTTGAAAAGTTAGATTTTTATCTATGTGGTCACAATATTAAGTTTTTTGACATACCAACATTAGGTAAAAGATTTTTAACACATGGAATACTACCCCCAAAAATTCTACCAAGTTATGAAACAAAACCGTGGGAGATTAAAGCTGTTGACACCAAAGAAGTATGGCAGTTCGGTAACAATTTTGGTATATCATCATTAGATTTAATGTGTGTATCCATGGGTATTGAAAGTCCAAAGACTGGTGAGGTTTCAGGTAATTTAGTTCACGACACATATTGGAATGCAAATGGATTAACACCAATTGCCGAGTATTGTGAAAAAGATGTTAATGTTCTTGTTGAATTAATGAAAAAAATATACAACTTAAAATAAAATATGTTTGAAAAATTAAAAAACCTAAGAGACGGAATGTCTCAACTAAACGAATTAAAAGAAAAGCTGGAATCTGCCGACATGACAGACCCAAAGTCAATTGCGGATTCATTTGGTATTGATTATGAACAGTTAGAAAAAGATTTTGAATCTCAATATCATAAAACACCTGAAATTGAATATGTTTATAAATCAGTTAACCCTGAACCAAAATACCATTATGGTAGTGATTCGGGTTTTGATTTAAGAGCAAATCAAAATCTAACATTAGAACCTTTTGAAAGAAAATTGGTTCCAACAGGATTATATATAAATGTTCCTGCAAGACACGAAGTTCAGGTCAGACCTAAGAGTGGTTTAGCTCTTAAAAAAGGACTTACGGTTCTTAATACACCCGGTACTGTTGATGAAGGGTATACGGGCGAAATAAAAGTTATTCTAATTAATCTAAGTCAAGAAACTCAAGTTATTGAATCGGGAGATAAAATTGCACAAGCGGTAATTTGTCCCGTGGTTCAAGGAAGAGACGTTATCTTGAAAAGAGTATTAGAAATAAAAGAAAAAGACAGAAACGAAAATGGATTTGGTTCAACTGGAAACTAATACAAGTCCTGTATTAGCAGACGGAAGAAAGAATTATTTGATTGACATTGACGGCACAATAACAGACGATGTGCCCAATGAAGAACCTGAAAGAATGGAAAGTTGTCTTCCATATTCAGGGTCCATTGATATTATTAATGGATGGTATGAAGAAGGTCATATTATTACTTTCTTCACTTCTAGAACTGAAGAACACCGTGAGGTGACAGAAAATTGGTTCAAAAAACATGGTTTTAAATACCATAATTTATTAATGAATAAACCACGTGGTGGTAACTATCATTGGATAGATAATCATATTGTTAGAGGAACTCGTTATAATGGTAAATGGACACCTTTAACAGAAAAAGAAACCACGATACAAGTATTTGACGATTAATGATAACAATAGGATATAGCACAAAGAAAATAGACCCTGAATTTAGAGAGTATATCGAGAAATCATGTGGATTAAAAAACGTTGAAGTAATCCCATTTGAAAACCCTGGCACTCATTCATTGACCGAAGCATATAATATCATTCTTGAGAAATCGAGCAATGATATTGTCGTTTTATGTCATGATGACATCTACTTCGAGAAAAATAATTGGGGTAACAAAATATTAAAACATTTTAAAAGAAATCCTGAATACGGTATTATTGGTGCTGCGGGTTCCAAATATATGCCGAGAACGGGGATGTGGTGGGAAGTTCAATCCGAAATGATTGGTATTGTTAATCACGAACACGAAGGTAAAAAATGGACATCAAAATATAGCGAATCCAAAGGAAATAAATTAGACGATACTGTAATTGTTGACGGTCTTTTTATGGTGGTAAATAAACCAAATTTAAAAACAAATTTTAATGAGGAAGTAAAAGGATTTCACTTTTATGAGGTAGATTTTTGTTTTAGAAACTTTTTAGAAGGTGTTAGAGTAGGTGTTTTTTATGACGTTAGGATTACTCATAAATCTATCGGTATGACTAATGAACAGTGGGAGAAAAATCGGCAACAATTTGCTAAAACTTATAAAGATAATCTTCCTGTTTTATTACCCACATCATTTACAAAAAAAGATGTTAAAAAGAATGAGCCATTAGTGACTATTTCATTACCAATATATAATCAAGCAAAAAGATTAAATCCAACAATAGAATCAATATTCAAACAAGATTACACAAATTTTGAAATAATCATAATTAATGATAATTCAACTGATGAATATTGTTTAATGAAGTTATCAACATTAAAAGACCATCAAGATATAAAGGTTTTTAATAAAAAAAATGAAGATTCTTTTAAATCACGTATTTCATCAATAAATGAAGGTAATGGTGAATTTATATTATCATTAGATGAAGGAGATATGGTACTACCAGGATATATTAAGAGTGGGGTCTCAATAATAAAAAATAACCCTAAAATAAGTCCCGTATATTGTGATATTATTCATGTAGGTAAAAAACAAGGTCTTGAACAAAAACAAAATTGGTCAATTAATTCAATTACTGATGAAACTCTTATCATTAATAATTCAATATTTTCTAAAGAATCCTATGAAAAATCAATGAAAATTGATGGTTTATTAGATAAAAATAATGAAAGTATTATTTATAAAAATATGAGTAATATCGGATTATTAGGTAAAAGAATACCTAAAGGATTAATGGTAAAATTTAATTATTAATATGAAATTATATTCTACAATAAATGAATATATACTAAAAGAAAATAAGACATATTTGAAGTATAAAGTAATCGACTCAAATATTACCTTATTTGAAGGTACTAAAGATGAATGTTTAAAATATATTGACTCAAAAGTTAATAAAGATACTAAGAAAGTTATAATTGTTGGTCCTTCACCTCACCTCATTAATTTAAATTTAGGAGAAAAAATAGATAGTTATGATGTTGTTGTTAGAATGAATAACTCATACACAATAAGTAACCATATAGACTTTGGTAGTAGGACTGATTATTTATTTTTAAATCGAATGTGGGTTAGAAATAATAAATCATTAATATCCGATTTAAAAAGAAAATTCAAAGAAAATTTAATAATAAAACAAGTAAATTTAAATGCAAAAACACCAAAAGGGTATAACATAAATACTAATTGGAGTTCTAATATGGGGGTATTGACCATTTTACATTTAATTAATGAAGGTTATAAAAATATATCTTTAACAGGTTTTTCTTTTTATCAAAATCATCCATTTTATGTTGATGAGCATTTCCATAACCAAAAAGGTATGGTTTTAAAAGGAGAAAGTCACCCACAAAAAAAAACAATTAAAGAAATTAATGAATTAATTAAATTAAATCATATCCATTTAATGGATGATACCAAATATTGGTTTGATTTAACTAAAGAAAAATATCTATAATATGGCCATTTTGAGACCCAAACACCCAATGTTCTTAAGTGACGGACCAATTTTTATACACATTGGTAAATGTGGAGGTAGCACTTTAAGAACTGTTATTAAACACAAATATGAAATTCATTTACAAAGAGTAAAATTTTCTAATGATGACAAATATTTTACATCACTCAGAAACCCTATTGACCGTTTTATTTCCGCCTTTTACTATAGAAAAAATGAATTCTTATCTGGTCGTGGGGGTAAATATAACTTAAATGAAAGTAAAATTTTTAATTCAGTAGACAATGTTTATGATTTTACCGAAAACTTATTTGATTATAATATAGAAAATGTTAATGGTGTTGCGCATATCAGCGAGTCAATTTCATATTACTTATCACCAATCATTACTAAATTAAATAAAAAAAATGTGACTAATATTTTTACGACACATTTTTTAGATGAAGAATTGAAAAAGGTTGTCCCTGACTATAAAAGAAAGGTATTAAAAGATAACTCAAAAAATAAACCAAATAAAAAACTTAGTGAATTATCAATTAAAAATTTAAATAAGTTTTTAGAAAAAGATTTTAAAATAATTGATGAGCTTTATAAAAAGGGTTTATTAACTGATAAACAATATGAAATTTTGAGTAAGAAAGACGGTTGGTAAAAGTTAAAAAAATACAGTATCACTAATACCCTTATCATCAATGTAAACATCAGCATATTTCTTTATACCGACTCTTAACTCATCGTATGAAACCCCCCATGAATCTAATTGATTTTTAGTTAAATCAAACCAATTAATTCCGGTGACACTACCTCTGGCAGTGTCGATAATAATACGGTTACCTTCTGAATGTAATTTATTTACCCTGTCTATTCTATCTTGTATTGGTGTTGAATTTTTGTAATCACCATCCACTGTTATACACAAAGTATTGTCTAAATCAAAACAGTATATCATTTTAAATCGCCTCTTAATTTTCTTAATGCTGGCATTTCAGAATCTAATACATACTTTTCTGAAGTACCCATAGCGTTTTCAACTTGATTAATATACTTAATAATTTTCTTTACACCATCTAACTCTAAAGAACCTATGTGGTCAGTACCTTTCATAGTTCTATCCAAAGTAAAATGTCTTTCGATAATTTTTGCCCCCATAACATATGCGGCAATATCAGGTGCAATACTCATATGATGACCACTTAAACCAAAACCTTTAATTATTTTACCATATTTTTGTTTATATGTGTTAATTACATTTAGATTAATATCCGTATCTGAGCAAGGATATGAGCTTGTACACTGCATCAAATATTTATCAACATCCGAAAAAATCTCAATAGCGTCATCCACTTCTTCCATAGTTGACATACCTGTAGAAATTATAGTTGGGACACCTTTTTTAGACGCTTTAATCAATAAGTCTTTATCTGCCATTCTTTGAGATGCGATTTTTAAATATTTTACATTACACTCATCCACCAAAAAGTTTAAGCTGTTCTCGTCAGTAAAACTTGAAATGAAATCAAATCCTCTGTCTTCAGAATACTTTTTTAACTCAATAAAATGTTCATGACTTAATTCTAGTGCCTTTCTATGTTCGTAATAAGTTTTACCAAATGAATTTGGGTTGTTATATAACATGTTTTTTTGTTCCTCACTCAAACATGTTTCAATATCTCTTTTAGCCGTTTTAATTGCTGATACACCAGTACCGACTAATTGGTCAACCATTTTTTTCGCAATGTTTATATCACCTTGGTGATTTTGACCGATTTCGGCAATAAAGTATAATTTATTAGTATCCATTATTTTATGTTTTTATTTATTTGATTTATCATTTTTATTTTTTCTTCTGATGTGACTATGTTGTTAGCGATATCAAAATAAGTTAAAAAAGATTTATTTTCAATATATCTTTTGTAAATGTCTTTAGACAAATTAAAATCTTCCTCATTATCAATAGTTAGACGAATACTTTTAATTTTTTCTTCATTGTCAATTTTAAGTTTCTTTACCCTGAATGTCTTTTCGTTTTCGTAAATATAATTTGTAACATGCTCAAAGTAAAACTCATTAGTTGTCAACTCTTTTACTTTTCTTAATGATTCAGTTTTAACTAACTCGGTAAAGAATCCTGAGTGTGACTTCATGGCTGGTGTGTTGTCTGAATAAAAGAAACTTATATAGTCGTCATTATCATATTCGTCAATTAATCTTTTTATTTCACTATTTTGAATGAATGGATTATCAGCACATATACGGATTACAAAATCTAAATTTTCATTATCACATATATCAATAAATCTAGATAATACATCATTTTCCGAACCATAGTAAGTTTCAATACCTAACTTGTTTGCGTATTCACCTAACAATTTATTTTCAATAGACTCTGAAGTTGCAAGTATAATATCGGAAGACTTAAATCCTTTTAATAAGTTAGTTATTATAACTTCAATTAAAGTAAGTTCATCATAAAATGGTCTTATCATTTTATTTTTAAGTCTTGTAGAACCTAATCTAGCTTGTATTACAATCTTATACATCATAACATTTGGAGTTCTACATTATTAACTTTACATCTAGCCTCAATTTCGTTTTTAATCATACTTAAAACTCTTTCAGGTAGAACTCCTGTAAATTTTTCATTATATCCCGCACTTTTGGCAATACCATATGTTGTTATTTTTTTAATACCATTATAAACACACCATTCAACAGATGTATTTGCACTGTTTATTGCCGTTTGAAAATTAGGGAACCCATGTACTGGATTGGATGTTAATAAATTATAAGGATACCATAAACATTCTAATTCAGGTGCAGAATCTTTTATTAGTGTCCATGGTTTATTTGGGTCGGGTTTACCAACATGTAAACCTAAATGTGGAAAATAAGGTAAAACAATAATTTTTACCATTTTTAACTTTTCTCGGTCCATCTTATCAAAGTTATGAAAATCATTAAAAACAACAACATCCGGCTCATCAACCTCATTTACTGTCTCATTAATACAAATGTGTATTTGATTTTCTTTTTTATCAACTTTTTTAAAAGTAGGACCTTTTCCAAAAATTACAGCCTCAATACCGATAAATCCAAAATTACTTTCCATATTTTTACTTTAGTTTATAATATAAAATACTATAGATTAAAATAAACCAAATATTATGAGATTAATAACAGGAAACGGATTGGTGGGGTCAGCTTTAGAGGGATATGTGAAAATTTCATCAAAAGATTTTGATTTAAGAGATACTGATTCTGTCAAACTAATGTATAGATTACATAAACCTACAGAAGTAATTCATACAGCAGCAAAGGTTGGTGGGTTGGGTTCAAATATGAAGTATAAAGGTGAGTATTTTTATGACAACATAATGATGAACACCAACGTAATTGAACAAGCAAGAAAAAATGGTGTTGAAAAACTCGTTACGTTTTTATCAACATGTGTGTTTCCCGATAATGTAAAATATCCCCTCACAGAGGGAAAAATACACTTAGGTGAACCCCATACATCAAATAACGCATACGCTTATGCAAAACGAATGGCAGACGTTCAAATCAGAGCGTATAGAGAACAATACGGACTTCAATATAAGTCAGTCATACCTACAAACATATATGGACCGAATGACAACTTCTCGTTAGAGCACGGTCACGTAATGCCGATGTTGATACATAAAATGTATTTGGCACAAAAAAATAATACTCCTTTTGAAGTTTGGGGTTCAGGTAAACCACTTAGAGAGTTTATTTATTCTAAAGATGTTGCAAAACTTACCGAATGGGTTATGAATAATTACGATGAAGATGAACCAATCATACTATCCACTTCTCAAGAAATATCAATACGAGATTTAGTTGATTTATTAGTTCAAGAGTTTAACTTTAAAGGCGAAGTAATTTTTGATGGGTCAAAGCCTGATGGTCAATTTAGAAAACCATCAGATAACTCAAAAATCAAAAACTACTTACCTGACTTTAAATTCACACCAATAGAGGAAGGTATAAAGGAAACGGTAAATTGGTTTATTGAGAATTATGAAACAACAAGAAAATAAAGTTGCACTAATTACAGGTATTAACGGACAGGACGGTTCATATTTAACAGAATTTTTATTAGAAAAAGGATATGAAGTTTGGGGGACTATAAAAAGAAATTCTGTTTCTGAGAACCAAACAAATCGATTAGGTGAGACCTACTATAAAATTAAAGATAATTTGGAGTATGTGGATATGACCGACTTATCTTCACTTCTCAGGATTATTCAAAAATGTAAACCTAATGAGATATACAATCTAGCTGCACAATCACACGTAAGAATATCTTTTGACCAACCAATATATACCGCAAACGTCACAGGTATGGGTTCGTTGAATCTATTGGAGGCAGTTAAATTAATCGACCCAACCATTAAAATATATCAAGCATCATCTTCTGAAATGTTTGGTAATAATATAGATGAGGACGGATATCAGCGAGAGACGACACCGATGGACCCAGTATCCCCATATGGATGCTCTAAGGTGTTTGCATATAACATTAGTAGAAATTATCGTAATTCATACGGTATGTTTATTTCAAACGGAATATTATTTAATCACGAATCCCCAAGACGAGGTAGTAACTTTGTAACTAATAAAGTTGTTAAAACTGCTGTGGAGATTAAGAAGGGTTTAAGGGACGATTTAGTATTGGGTAATATGGAAGCAACTAGAGACTGGGGACATGCTAAAGACTATGTTGAGGCTATGTGGTTAATTCTACAACAAGATGAACCTGACGATTACGTATGTTCTACAGGAATCTCACATTCAGTAAAAGATTTAGTTACTTATGTTTTTAATAAGTTACATTTAGATATAGATAAACATGTTAAAACAAATAACAAATACTTTAGACCTGAAGAGTTAAAAGACTTAAAAGGTGATAGTAGTAAATTAAGGAGTAAAACAGGATGGACACCTAACTATACTTTTGAGAGTATGTTAGATGAAATGATAGATTATTGGATGAAAAAATTGCCAAGCTTAATTTAAATAAAAAAAATACATGACAAATAGAACCAAAAAAACAGAAAATAAAGGTAGTAATATGACTCGTAAAGATTTAATAAACTCAATTATTGGTAAAAAACCAAGAAAGAAGTTTTTATCTGAAAGTCAAAAGGAATATTACGATGTTTTAACTAAAAGCGAAATAACCGTATGTACAGGACCTGCAGGTGTTGGTAAATCGTTTATTGCAATGAAAGCTGCTGTAGAATTACTAATGGACCCTAAAAATTCTTATGAAAAGATTATTATTGTAAGACCGGCAGTAGAGGCTGAAGAAAAACTTGGTTCACTACCAGGTAACTTAGAAGAGAAATTGGACCCTTATATTTTTCCATCATATTACTTATTAAATAAAATTATAGGTAAAGAAGCTAGAGAAAAATTAAAAGAAAACGATATTATTGAAGTATTTGCATTAGCGTATATGAGAGGTATGAATATCGACAACTCAATATTAATTTTTGAAGAAGCTCAAAACTCGACACCGTCACAGATGAAACTTCTATTGACAAGGATTGGGTTTAATAGTAAGTTTTTCATATCAGGGGATATTGAACAGACTGACCGTTATAAAGATAAAACACAATCAGGTCTTTACGATGCAGTTCACAGGTTTCAACAATTAGATGGTGTTGGAACATATTCATTCAATACCGATGACGTAATACGAAACCCTTTGATTAGTAAAATATTAAAAAGATACGAAGAATGAGAATAGCATTTGACATAAACGGAGTTTTAAGGGATACATTTTTAAAGGCGGAACAATTATATCAAAAGTTCTATATCGATGAATTTGAGGAGGAAAAAACATCTTCATTTAATGAAGAAACAGAAGAATTCACTGAAGAGGTGGTATCTAATGATTTCGAATATGAACTTAATCTACCTGTAAAATCTTTGGACGAATTGGAAAATCATTTTAAGTTCAAAACCAAAGATGATTTATTTAACTTCTTTTACATTGATTTTCCTATGCAAATTTTTGGACATGCACCATCAACAACACCTTCAACATTTAATGTTTTAAATGAGATTTATGAAGAACTAAGAGATAATCATGACATTTTAGTTGTTTCAGATGAAATACAAAAATCAAAACCCGCTTCATTATTCTTCTTATCAAAGTATGGATGTTTAGTTGAAAAAATTAAGTTTTATAGTAATATTACAATAGACAGTATGTGGGATGAAGTAGATGTCTTAATCACAGCAAACCCAAATCACATTTTACAAAACAGAAAAGATAAAACTGTAGTAAAATATAAAACAACATATAATGAAGATATTAAATGTGATTTTGAAATAGATGATATCTCAGAACTTAAATCGTTATATGATAAATTAAAATTGAAATAATGTTAGAAGTATTAGGTGAAAACTACTATATCGATTTTACAGAATTAGAAGAGGTTATTAATATTCCTAAATCTGAAAAGAAAGTCGAAATTAAAACTGAAGTAATTGATACGGAAGTAATTGAAGAAGAGGATGGGACTCAACATATTAGTATTGTTAAGTATGAAACCATAAAAATGATGTTAGAAGTTGTTCTAACTGAACGAGAAGAACTTGATGAGAATTTGGGTATACACAGTTCAAAAAATTTAAGTCTTCCCTTTAAGTTTGCTTTTAATACATTATTAAGATACGGCATTATAAAACATTTATAACATATGAATACAGAATTATTAAACAAAGTTGAACAATCGGTTAAGAATCTTGAAGATAAGTCAGTAAGACTTTATTTCTTGGTTCAAGATACTAAGGGTAACGCCCGTGCAGGTGTTAGACATATCTATGACATGGCACTTACATTAAAAAATAATGGTTTTAACCCAATCATTATTCACGAAGGTAAAGAATATACAGGAGTTTCTGAGTGGTTAGGTGAAAAATATATGGAACTACCACACGAATCTATTGAAGGTGATAGTTTAAAAATTTCTCCTGAAGATTTTATTTTTGTTCCTGAGATTTATGGTCATGTATTAGAGCAAGTTTCAAACTTACCGTGTGGTAAGGTGGTAATTTGTCAAGCATATGACCATATGTTAGAAACATTACAACCTGGAACTACGTGGTCACAATATAGTTTTTTAAAGGCTATTACCACAACAGAAAAACAAACAGAATACATTAAGGGTATAATGAAAAATGTAACTTTTGACATTATTGAACCTTATATTCCTGAAGTATTTTCAGAAAAAGAAAAACCATCAAAACCAATCGTATCTATTCACACTCGTGACCAAAGAGATACAATGAAAATTATCAAAACTTTCTATTTGAAATACCCTCAATTTAGATGGGTCACATTCCGTGATATGAGAGGATTATCTCAAGAAGAATTTGCAAAGTATCTAAAAGATTCTTTTGTTTCGGTATGGGTTGATGACACATCAGGTTTTGGGACATTCCCTATCGAGTCTATGGCTTGTAAAACACCTGTAATCGGAAAAGTTCCGAACATGAAACCTGATTGGATGTTAGATTCTAACGGAGTATGGACTTATGAATTAAATCAACTTCCTGATATTATTGCAGAATTTATTCAGAATTGGTTAGAAGATAATATCTCTGAAGACTTATATAGGTCTTCATTAGAAACCGCATCTAAATTTAAAAACAAAGACGAGTTTGAGAGTAGTGTAATTTCAACATTTGAAAATTACTTAAACATTAGAAAAGAATCGTTTGTATCTCAATTAGATAAACTTAAAGTAGAAGAAGAAAATTAAGAATTATGGAAGATAAATTAAACGTATCAGTAATTTTACCAATTAACTCGTCAAAAAATAAAGATTTTGAATCATTTTTTGATAGTTGTATCACATCAATTAAAAACCAAAAGACAGAAGTAGATGAACTAGTTATCGTTCATAGTGACGAAGAATCACTATTAACAGTTTTAGATAACTATAACTTTAGTGGTTTAACTGTAAATCGTGTATTAAACACAGGTGATGTAGATTTTTCAACTCAAGTTAATTTAGGTGTTGAAAACGCTAAAAATGAATGGATTTCAGTTATTGAATTTGATGATGAATATGCAACTATTTGGTTTAAAAATGTTAAACGTTATATTGACGCATATCCTGAAGTATCAGGGTTTTTACCATTAGTTATTGATGTAGATGAAAAAGGTGTTTTCGCAGGGTTCACCAACGAAGCAACCTTCGCAGCAAATATGAATACTGAAATTGGTTATTTAACTAATGAAGTATTATTAAACTATCAAAACTTCCAATCGAGTGGTATGGTTATCAAAAAAGATACCTTCCAACAGTTTGGAGGATTTAAAAAATCCATGAAGTTAACATTTGTATATGAGTTCCTATTAAGATTGACATATAACTCAGTTGAGTTGATGACAATTCCTCGAATAGGTTATAAACACATGAACATGAGAGAAGGTTCCATCTTTTGGAATTACAAATTTGGCGAGAATAAGATAACTGAACATGAGGTAGCTTTTTGGATTGATTCAGCGAAAAAAGAACATTTCTTTATAGAAAATAGGGACATAAATTATCAACCCGAAAATGTTTAATGTTTTTAGAATCATTAAGTGCGACTTCAACCAACTCTGAATCAGTAGAAAAAAAGAAAAGAGGAAGGAAACCAAAGTCGAATAATTATTTTGCAGAAAGGGAAGAGAATGCGGTTAGAATGTTTTTAACCGCATCTACCTTTAATGAAAAAAATGTAATATATAATGATTATCTACGTGCACCGTTAGACAAAATGATTGAGTCTATTATACGTAGATATAAATTATATAGAAAAGATATGGACTTTCGTGAAATTCATCACGATACACATTCATTTTTAATCACAAAGGTCGATAAGTTTAAACCCGCAAAAGGTAAAAAAGCATATTCCTATTTTGGGACAATATGTAAGAATTATCTAATGGGTCAAATTATTAAAGACCAAAAAGAACAAAATAGAAAAATTTCGTATGAGGATATTACTAGTAAATTAGAAAATAGACCTGATATGATTTACTATATTGAAAATGAGAAGATTGAACCGTCAGAAATTATTAAACAGTTCACCAAAGAATTAGAAGACTATATTGAAGGTAATAATCTTAACAATAATGAGTTAAAGTTAGGGTATGCTTTAGTTGAGTTGTTTGAAAACTATAATGATATTTTTATCGGAACAGATAATAATAAATTTAATAAAAATATCATTCTTTTGTCGTTAAGAGAAATGACAAATATGACAACTAAAGAAATCAGAACTTCAATGAGAAAGTTCAAAAAATTATATTACGAGCTCACAACTAAACTTAACAATCTATAAAAACTTAGTCTGTAAATATTTATAGTATTATGGCAAGACCAAAAAAAAAGGAAATCGTTTTAAGTAAAGATTCAGTTCTTTCACTAATGCAAGAAATCTACAACGAATTAGTGGAACAAAGAACTACTGCTGTTAGAATTCAGAATAAGATGTTAACTATGTTAAAAGACCCTGAAGATATGACGGTTATTGGTCCTGTTATTAAAGAACAACAAAAAATCATAAATGATACCATAGAAAAGAAACTCTCATTATCTAAACTACAATCAACTATTTGGGAAAAATCGAATAATGACATAAGTGAAAACTTTAGTTTATCTGAAATAGATGACGATACACTACAAAGTTTAATACAAAAAGACTTAGATAATGATGAGAAGAACGATGGTTATAAATTAGAATAAAATTTAACCATTATGTCTAGTGTAAGCCAAAAGACATCAGAAATTAAATCTAAAGTATCTGCGTATAAATCAACTATTCAAACAAACGTAGATGAAAAGAAAATCAAAAAAGAAGCTTTAGGTAATAATTTTGCACAAACAAAAAGCGAAGCGTTAAAACAACTTAACGCAATGGGTGATGTTAAACAAAGAGCTCAACAACAAGTTAAAACCACTTTTGATGAGTTAGTTGATGTATTCAAAGAAACAATACCCAACCCAAACAATACAGGTTCATCTACCGTTGATTTCCTAATTAAGCAAGTTTTAACTGCAAGTGAAAACACTAAAAGTAAAATGAGTGAAATTGTCGCAGATGAAGTTCTTCATGTTGCAGGTTGTTCTGAAGAACAACAGTTTAATTCATCACAAAAATTATATGTAAAAGTTTCGGAAATAGACTTACGAGGACTTTTAAAAAATAGTCCCGATTCTGACCCATGGAGTTTAAAGTATGAAGAATCACCAATTTCTGTTGGTCAAACACCTTTCTCTATGGATAAAGAACTACACAACAGATTACAAAATGTTGGAGTTTCTTTTAATCAAGAATATGGTAATGATTATATCGGTGCATCGGGTAGTGGTATTTTTGATATAAAATACGTTACGAGTTATGTGGATAACGGAACAACTTTTTATGGTGATTTTTATGAAATCACATTAAAAAATAGAATAAAGGGTAATAATGTAGGAGATTTCTTGAGAGATTACTATGGGTCTATTGACCTTATTAACTTTAACATGATTTCTGTTGAGATAATGAACCTACTAACTAATTTTATTGACATTTCAGGCGGTTTATCAGTAGATAAGAAAGAAGACCAAAGTAGGTTATCTATTATTCTACAAAGAATTTTAGGTTTATGTTTTGATAATACCAAAGAGATTGATGTTCAAGGAACCGCCAAGGTGGGTCAATTGGACCATATTGACCAATCATTTTTTGAATTAACGCCAACAGATTTAAAGAATATTGAAAGGGAAGTCAATCAAATGGTTGAAGGAATTACTGAATTTACAGATTGTGATAATATTAAGTTTCCTGTTGATAGTCAATCCATTATAGATGCGATGAAAGGTATTAGAACCGATAATATCGGAGATTCTGACCCTAACAAAAAAATCGACCAATTTATGAAAGCCGTTAATGATTTATCAAAAAATCAGAACTGGAAATTAAATTTACCAACAGGTGTTAATCTTAATTTAAATGTTTCAATAAACAACGACTTTTTAAAGATTATACCTAAAGGTGCGATGTTAACTATACTATCACCTAAAATGTTATTAGGTATGTTTATAGTGTTGAAATCAGTTAATCCTAATTTTTCATTAAGTCTTAACATTGACAGTTTCAAAACATTTATGGAAACTTTTGGTAAATTTATGGTTAAACTAATGAGCAAAATTGCGGCCATCTTTGTTGAAGAACTCTTTATATTAATCAAAAAAAATATTAGGTTATTAGTTGAAACTCTTCTTTTAGAAATAGTGAAAGAAGCGAAAGATAAAAGGGCAGTTATAATAAGTTCAGTTATTTTTATTTTGATACAGACAATTTCAGGTATTATTGATTACAGAGAATGTAATAGTTTATTAGATGAAATATTAAAGTTATTAAATTTAGGTGCTGCGGTATTAGGTGTATCTATACCTTCATTTGCACTTGCGGCTAGTTCCCTACTAGGTGGTTTTTCACCAACCAGAGCGATGGCACAGGTTACTGAAAATTTACAATCATTAGGGTTACCAACAGGAGATTTACCAAGTGGTGCTCCGAATTTAGCATTACCAGCAATTTCACAACAAATAAAAGGTCAATATCAAGAACAGTTAGCGAATGGTAAAGTAGAAGTTTGGATACCACCATTAGCGGTTCCTCCTGTAGTTGCAGGTTCAACTGTTCCAACTAAAGCATCGGGTAAAGCATTTTAATTATGGATGAAGATAGAATAAAAAAAATAATAGTAGAATATGAAAGTAAACCGAATAAGGATTTGGTTGAGGCTATGGATTTTTTACAGAATGATTTTGAAGACACTAAAAAGGCTATTATTAGATTGACCAGACATTTAGATGGTACTGAAGCAGTTTATAATAAATTATTAAAAGAGTATAAAAAAAGAAATAAATAATGGCGGAGCCTAATTTACCATATAATAACCGTGTATTTTTTTACGGTGAATGTATTGATAACAAAGACCCATTAGGTTTAGGTAGAATACGTGCAGTATTAAAAACAGAAAATACTACCGATAGAGAAAATAGTGTAAAAGACGGGACAGGTATTAGTGATAAAGACAAATGGACTGATAAAGACCCCTTTGTTGTTAGACCTTTACTACCTGTGTTTTTAAATATTATACCAAAAACCCAAGACGATGGTGTTAATGTAAAAGGTGAATTTGTTCATCTGATGTATTCAAACGCCGATGATAAAGGTAATAAAGATAAGTTTTATATCAGTGGTGTTCACTCAAGTTTAACGATGATTAATGAAGAACCTTATGAATCATCAGTTAAAAATGGAAACTTAGGAAGTAGAGATAAGGATAGAAATAAATTAAGAAATGAAAAAACGGGTGAAGAATTTGACAAAAATAAGGCAGGTATTTATCCAAAACCCGTAGATATTGCAATTAACGGTAGAGGTAGTGCTGACATTGTAGTAAAAGAAGATACGGTTTTATTACGTGCCGGAAAATTCAATACATTACCAACACCAAACGTTTACCCAATATCCAGTGATAAAAGAGCTTTTATTCAACTTACAAAGTTTAATGAAAAAATTAGTTATGGTTTACCAAGAAAATATTTAAAGTTTAAATTTGAACATAAACCAATAAGAACTTTATTGGAGTATAATATTCAAAATCCTGAAAATAACGCAAACCCTAATCTTTATACAGGTGCAATTTACATATATAATTTAAAACCCTCAGAAAAAACAGGAACACGTTCATTTGACATTTCTACAGAAGTTAATGAAGAAGATAAGAGTTTATATTTTGCCTTTCAATTTACTGCAATAACCAAAGAAAAAGTTATCGAATTAACTAATTCAATATTACAAGGTATGGTTGATGGTTTAATTCCAAACTTAGAAAAAATTACACCACAGGTAAGTCCTGTTGGTCCCTACGGTCTAAGAGAACCGGCATTTCCAATTTATTTTAGACCTCAACCGAGTCTTTATGCTAAAGTAAATTCAGATACCTCAACAACTCGTGAAAAAACTTTTATTACTAATTTAATGAGTGGTATTAAAGTTACTAATTCCGCAAATGGTGGTTATGGTTTAATTTATGATGAAACAAAAAAGGATACAGTTCCTTACGTTCCAGAAGAAAATATTGAGATACCAAAAAATGTTCAGGCAATTAGTAACACTGCAGGTATAATGGGTGGTGAATATCTCTACTTATTATCACACAACTCAAAAAAAGATGGTGGTGATAAAATTAATTTAAGTGATACCTTATATGGTATTGGACCAAATAAGGTATCAGATGAGATAGAACCAAATACGTCTTCTATGGTTAGAGGTGAAGAACTTATTGAATTGTTAGATTTAATTGTTCAATTCTTAATTGGACACGTTCATCCATATCATGGAATGGTTCCTGATAGTCAATCGGTGAACGGTGTTAAGTTCGATGACCTACTTAATGAATTAAGAAAAGCAAATCAAAAGATTTTAAACAAGTATATTCGCATAAACTAAGTATTTATATAAAAAGAATATATGTCTGTTTATAAATCATATTTTAGTAGAAACAATACTTTAGTTTATAATTCGTATGTAAATACGGGTAGAAATCCTATTGTTGAATTATTTTTCGGTAGGGTAGATAATGTATTATTACCTAAAGGTTTTAGTCGTTTTATTTTCGATATAGATTTAGATTCACTACAATCAAAAATCAGTAGTGGTGAAATATCTACAGGTTGTTCTAAAAATATGACCCATACCTTAAGAATGACCAACTCATCAGCATTTGACAAAGAACTGTTAAACGATAAATGGTCCAATGGAAGAAGAAGAGCAACATCTTTCGATTTAGTTTTATTTAGAATCCCAAAAGTGTCTGGTGATACAGGAAATCCTCAAATGTGGGATGAAGGTGTAGGTTACGATTATTACGATTTTAGCCAAATACCAACCGATAAATCATTTTCAAGTAGACCGTCAAACTGGTATGAAGCCCAAACAATTAAAAATTGGTCATTGTCAGGTATCTATGATAATGAAAACAATCAATCAATATCAGGTTTAAACTTTAGTGGTTTAACTATTATCGATAGACAACATTTTGAGTTCGGTAATGAAGATATTGAATTTGATATGACTGATGAGATTAATAATATTCTTACAGGTACCACTACAGGTGTTACAGGATGGGGTGTGGCGTTTTATCCTGAGGTTGAAAACATAACAGGTTTGACTGAAAATTATTCAGTTGGTTTCTTTTCAAGACACACTCAAACATTCTACGAGCCTTATTTGGAAACAACATATGACGATTTAATTCAGGACGACCGTAACATCTTCTACAATAATAAATCAAATAAACTTTACCTATATTCTTATAATTTTGGTGTCCCTCAAAACTTTGACTCAAACCCAACTGTTGACATCTTAGATTTGAACGGTAACCCCGTAAATGGTTTTACAAATTTAACTACATGTCAAGTAACTAATGGTGTTTATGAGGTTGAGGTTAGTGGTTTAACTGTAACAACAGTTCCTTGTATGTATTATGATGTTTGGAAAGGTTTGGAAGTTAATGGTGTTGAACTTAATGATGTGGAAAATGAATTTGTCATTAATGATTTATCCAATCTTTATCAGATTGGTTCAACAACAAACGAACCATCCATATATGGTTTTGATTTTTATGGTATTAAACAAGATGAGAAAATATTAGGAACTGACACACGTAAAGTTAATGTCGTAATAAAGAAAGCATATACGACAAACGAAGTTTTAAATAAAGTTCAGGCTTATTATAGAGTTTACGTTAAGGAAGGTAAAACTGAGGTTCAAGTTCAAGATTGGACTGAATTAAATAGAACACCTGATAGTCATTACTTTATATTTCACACAGAAGATAAAATACCTAATGAATATTTTATTGATTTAAAAGTCATTACTGACCGAGAAGTTAATACTTATAAAAGACAACTAAAGTTCCAAATCGTTAATAGAAAATGAAAAAGGTAAGTTTAACAGAACAAGATTTAATCGAGATTATTACAAGAGTAATTAACGAAAAGAAAAAATCTAAAAAGAAGAAAAAAGATACAACCTTGTGTGCACGTGGTAAAAGAGCGGCGAAGGCTAAGTATGAAGTTTACCCATCCGCATATGCTAACGGTTACGCGGTTCAAGTCTGTAAAGGTAAGATGCCAGGATTAGATGGTGAAAAAAGATGTTCAGGAAAGTATTGTTCTGGTAAAAAATAATTTATATATTTGTGTAGTAAAACTATACTATTGATGAATCACACAACATATCAATTAATTAAAATTAAGAGTGATAAAACAGAAAAGGTTGTTTTAGAAACCTCAGCTTCTTCAGTTGAAAGAGCTATGGATTATTTTTATCTTCAAAAACCAAAATCATACAGAAGCGAAAAATACAGAATTGGTATCAAACCAAAACCTGAGTTTATATTAGACTAATTTCTGAATTAACCACTTATAACCTACGTCACCACCGTGTGATAACCAATCAACGTATTCTTTATGTTGTTCAGGTTTACCTTTTTGGTTTTCAGATAATATGGTGTTTTTCATTTTACTGTCAAAAAATTCCTTTAAGATTTTCATATCTCCTTTCGTAGCATAACCTCTTTCAATCAGGTTTTGTGTGAATCTATTAACATTTTTTGACTTTCTACCATACATAATACCCTTTTTCATCTCATTCATAACAAGTTTAGGTATTCTATATTTACCATTATTTTCGATAATGGTTATTTTAAGGTCACCAGTCCCTTTAATTACTCGGTGATATGTCTCTTTAGGGATAAAGTATTTTTGTCCTTCTTGCAAGTCCTGAGGTAGTTCCTCGTCCATTTGTAACTTCCATCCCTTACCTGACTCAACAAAAACAATACGGTCATATTGGTCTTTGTGCCATTTTAATTCACCTGAGTCAACAGATTCAGAGAATACTCTTCTAAATGTATTATGTGATATGTTTTGTTGTTTGTATACCATTACCAAAATCTTCCTGAAACATTCTTACCGAAATCTTTATGGGCTCTACACGCCCAATAACCTGCCTTAGTTTTATCTTTTTTCTTTTCACATTGGTGTCTTGCGGCGAATGACTTACGAGCTGCAGGGTCATTCCACTTGGCAGTCATAACAGGGGAACCGTAACTTACCTTTTTAATCTTACCTGTTTTTGGGTTACGAACATAAACATACCATTTTTTTGAACCTCCCGATTTAGGTTTGTTTAACTCAACTTTTTTACCTTGATATTCGGCTTCGTTAATCATTGGGAAATCTAAAGGTAACCTTTCACCTTCATACATAAAGAACTTACCTCTTTCAGATTCCAATAGTTCAATATCCTCTTCAGACCAATTACCATAACCCTCATTATAAAGTTTACGTGCTTCATTTATTACGTTAAAATATTTTGGACTACCATATCTGAATAAGTTTTCATCCAATGAAATTTTATTATCCATGTGATATTGTAATTCTTCAGAAATAACAGGTTTGTCATGTTCTAATACCAAATTAACCAATCGGTCAATCGATTCATTTTTCTTTTTATAATTTTTCACTTTAATACGAGTTGGCTTTTGACCTTTACCTGTTTGGGGGTCTTTCTTTTCTTTTTCACGTTTTCTACGACAAGCTGAGTCTTTTTCCTTTTGTGACATCTTACCCGCAACACCAGCACCTCTACATACAGGATATGCACCTTCATCGGCATCTTTTCTTCCACAAGGAGGATGACCTCCACCCTTCTTTTTCTTACAGATGTTTACCCAAGGACCTTTAGGTTGTGAAGAACCTTTCTTTTTTTTCTTATTACCAAACCATACCGCCAAATCTTCTGATAAAATGTGTTCACTCATGCTTGATTATTGTTATAATTTGTTTATCTATTAGATAAATATAACTGAGAATAAACTTTTCACTTAAATACGAAGAAAAATGGCTAGACCAAAGAAAACAGAGACATCGGCAGAAACTAAAAAGCCGACAACACGTAAAACAAGAACTAAAAAAGAAGAAACTAAACCTGTTGAAGAACAAGTAAACGAAGTTTTGGAAGAGACTCCCTCCACTGAAGGACAACCTACAGAAGAACAACCAAAACCAATTGGAACATTGTTTAATGTTATTAATTATAATAATACTGCAGATTTAGATAAATTCATTAATGAATTAACACCTGACCAAGCACTATACTGTGTAGTTCAAGCGGCAAGAGCGGGACATCAAAGAAGTGCATTTGGTATGGAAGAATCTGAAGTTGTATCAAAAGCAATTAGAGTATTGACTACTCCACCTGCAGAACAACAACAAGAGGTTCCTGAACCTGAGGTTCACAAAGCTTAATTATTTAAACTTTTTTAAAGGGGACTTAATTGTCCCCTTTTTTATGCAAAAAACTATGGATATAAAAGATATAAGTTCAAGAATTTGTAAATTATCAACAGAAGTTACAATCTCAGTAATAAATGGTCATAGACCACACGACCATGATAAGTTTAGAGAACACCGAAGAGAGTTGGCTGAATTAAGATGTAAATATTTTGGTGAAGACTCCAAAATATGTAAAACTGAAAGAAAAAACTTTAGGTAGTTAATTTTGTATTATCAAGATTTATTAATATATTTGTTGTATGAAAAAATTATTAACAGTCCTTTTAGTATTGATAAGTTCAATAAATCTTTATTCTCAAACAGAGTTAGATTCTTTAGTTTTAGGGAAAATTAATGAATACAGAATTTCTTTAGGTTTGGATAAATTAGAATTTTCTAAAGAATCCTTTTTAGCATCTCAACATCATACAAAATATATGATTAATGTAGGTGAAATAGGTCATATAGAGAATTCAGAGACACCAAAAGCATACCATAGGTTACTAAAATACGGAGTTGATAATTTTACGTTAGTGGGTGAAAATTGCACAACAATTAATATGAACGGTCAAACAATTTTCGAGATGTCTGAATCAATTTTTAATAACTGGAAAGAATCTCCTTCACATAATAAAATTATGACCACACCTGAGTTTACAAATGCTGCGGTGAGCTGTGGTGAAGGGACTCTTAAAAAATACGGTGGATACTCTTTTGTATTTTCTACTTTAGTTATATGGTATTAAGCAGGTATCACCTTTGTTTCAATACATGGATTAAATGAATCCATAAATCTTTTTTCAGGACCAACGTCACCGCTAGAATTAAATGGTTCTTTAGGTCCGTAAACAATTCTTTTATTACCTTCTTTATCTAAAACAAATGCACATACCATAGGAGCGTCCCCATGATATTTACCACTTCTTCTATAAGACCCATCATGACCTTGTATAAACATTTTTATTTGTCCGTTATAACTTTTACTAAGAATGGTTTTTAATTCATTAGTCGGAACATCAATGACCGTATACACAGTTCCACCATTTTCTATAGGTCCGTTATATCCTGGTTGGTCTTTACCTATTTGTGCAGGTGCACCATCTTTAAATATGTTAATATCGCCCTTACTAGTTTTTTGTGTTTGATTTAATAGATTATTCATATTAGATATACCTACAACAACATCGTTACATAAAATATCAAAAGTTGCAAAATTACAACTATGTGCTTTTTTATTTTTAGGAAAATCGATTCCTCCTATGGTCTGTGGTGTTTTAAAATAACCTACAACTATTCTAAGACCTTCAGCACATTCTAACATTTTGTCTAAATCCTCTTCTGTTGGTGGTTCAGGTATTAAATTCATTTTACCTCTAACTAAAACACTTTGACCCGCTATTGGGTATTTATTAACATCACGCTTCTCATCAATACATCCTCCGGTATCTCTAATCCAAGATTTAATGTCGGAAGGTTTATTAAGTTTTGAATCTACTTTTATACCTAACGAATTACCATTAGTCCTTATGTAATTTAACATATTAGACCACCTATTCTTGGCATATTCCATATTTTTACTCCAATTAGAATTTCCTTCACCAGGTAATGAATTATATGGAATTTCATTTAGTTTATTCTCAGGTATTACATAACCATTATTATATACAGTAGGTTTTAAAGGTCCATTTAAGTAATTACTTGCACTACCTATAACCTTAGTAACTTCTACTAAATTATAACTGTATTTGGCGATTATATTTAACGATGATAGTTTCTCATCAATTTGTTTTTTTAACATAAGTAAAGAATCTTTATATACATTTTCACTTGATTTTGTAGCGTCAAAATATGCCACAATCTGAAAACTAACTGATGAGGGTACCTTATTTTTAGTACTGATAGTAGTTTTAACTATTGGTGAAGTTATATTATTGTTTCCGCTACATTGACCATATGTAGATTCTTTACTTTCTTGTTCTAAAACATTACGAACAATATTTTCTAAATCTGACTCAGTTAGACGTATTATTTTTTTAGACATAATATATTTGTTTAATTATAAATATCAGTAAATAAAAAAAAGGGGACCATTTGGTCCCCTTTAATATAAATTTTAAGATTGATTATCTTAAAGAGTTCAAATCGAACGTTCTAACACCATCAACGATGATTCTACCGTAGAATCTGTTGTTCACCATCTTCTTAGCGTATCTAGTCATGATACCTTTGATTGGTGTAAAGTTGAATGGGTTATACATTGTTGGTGTCAACTGTAGTGGTACATATGGTGCGTAAACGTAACCTGTATCCAATAGAGAAGAACCTTTATGACCCATCAATACAGTGTTTGGTGGGAAGTAAGGGTCACGGTAAACTTGATATCTACCTGATAACGTACCTACTCTCTCAATA